GCTCCAGGACCGAGCTCCAGGACCGAGCTCCAGGACCGAGCTCCAGGACCTGGCTCCAGGACCGAGCTCCAGGACCGAGCTCCAGGACCGAGCTCCAGGACCGAGCTCCAGGGCAGGCTCTAGGGCAGGCTAAAATCCCAGACGCCCGCCGCCGCCCGCCGCGCACCCCCGACACCTGGACCCCGGCTGCTGGATATAGTGATAATTTTTTTCCCGATGGATACGGAAATGAAATTCCGATTTTCCAAGGCGCGGAAAATTCACTTTGTTTTCAGCGGCCGAATCCCCAAGGCGCGAAAACCTAATTCCTAATTCCCCTAGCCGCGCCTCGACCCTGCCCGTGGCGATGCCCTCGACCACCACCTCGGTCTGGACCATGTGTCGTAGAGTAGCAGGGGAATATAGACCTAGCCCTATCGGCCTCGGCCAAGTAATGCACTCGATGAGGTGGAGACAGAGGACCAACCACCCCACCACCAACCACGAAACGAAAAGCGGTAGGGGAAGACACTGACTGGTTTAAAAAGCACTCGCAGTGTCTTCCCCTACCTAACATCCTCCCCTCCGCTTGATACCTATATACCTCAGGGGTGCCACTAGGGCGGGGAGATATATGGAACGGATGGGGAGTCTGTGTAAAACGAGTATCTGCGGCTGTTCCGCGAGCATGCGAGAGAAAGCAGGAGCAGATACTCAATGCCTACCGGAGGTGCTCCGGGTAAGTATGTCGCAATAGAGCTAGATGCGCCCGAAGTGGATTTTAGTCCATAGGAGGCTATCTGGATTGACAGATTTTGTTACCCCTCCCCCACCCTTACCCTCCCCCGGGTCGTTTGAGGGGGCGGGTGCTAGCAGTTGCTTCCGCATCTCCTCTGGCAATTCGTTGAACTTAGGGGAGGATACACTGTTGAACGATGTGAGACGCCTGAAATCTGCTAGGCTAAGATCGGAGTGACTCCACTTATATGGAGCACCTATACCAAGCCAGAGATTGTAATCAGGGGAAAGCACGTAGGTACCGCACCAACGGTCTATCTTGCTGCCATTCAGCATCTTGTTGAAGGCCTCACGGATATTCATGACGCCTCCTCAATCATAGCCTTACGCACCTTCTCCGACAGGTCGTTGAACTGAGGGGAGGATACGCTGTCGAATAGCGCAGCCTGTAAGCCCTTACCTCCGATATGTGACTCATCTCCTGTACGCCAAAGAATGTAATTGGAGTCTAGCACATAAGAGCCGCACCAACGCGTAACCATGTTCCCGGCCAACATCTCTTTGAAGGCCTCACACATCGTGATCAACATGACGCCTCCTTCAGAAGCAAGTCTCGAAGTTCGGGAGGTAGGTCGTTTCTGTACATTTATGACGCCTCCGCTACGAGACCGGGATGAACACCTTCATGTCGTGCGCGATAGCCTTTCGAGCTTCGAGGGGCAGCGCATTGTACTGCGTGTCCATCGTGAACACGCCGACAAGACCCTCGACACGGAAACTGTTGGTCTTGAGGTCCCAGAACGACATCTTCTCGACATAATGCGTGAAAGTGTCGGAGAGGCGGACCGGCACGGGGTTATCCGCGTTAGTGTCATCGTTATGCCACCAAATCTTACTGTCGCGGAGGAAATAGTACCCGCCACCCTTTTCAGAGGTGACTTTCTTGTTGTTCTTGAGCAGCGCGAGAGCCTGAGTGAAATTCATGTTATTGTCCTTGTTGTTGAAGTCGACTAGATAAGCCCGGTTGATGATTTGGTCCCGAACATAGGAGATAAGACTATTGAATGGTACGTCGGTAGTGAGCTTCAGGTTTCGTACATCACCCAGGTTGTGATATACACCCAATCCGTTACCGTAGAGCACATAATTAGCCGGACCAAGTGTGTAACTGGTCCAAGTTGCGGCCCCCACTACCGCTTCCTGTGCGAGTAACTTGCGGAACATCTCAACCATATTCACTCCCGGTCTCATGTGAAAGTAACTTGAACCACTTCGAGGGCGTGAAGCGAACGCCACACGCTCGCTTGTGTCCCCCTCCACCGTGAGAGGTAGCGAAGTCGAGGCACTGCTCCGAATCCGTCACCGCTCGCAGAGAAACCTTGACTACTGCGTTACCCGCGTCATCACTATCGACCGACCAGCATACCGCGAAATCGGCGCCGAGATCCTTATTCTGATTCTGCTCCCACGCCCTCTTCGCCAGGGCATTCCCCACGTCAGAGGCGAGGGTGTAGTCCACGTTCACTACCGGCACATTGTGATAGCCCGCGAACGAGGTCCACACGGCCCTGTCCACGGCCTTTGCCACGGCGCGGGCGTTGACTTCATCAATCGCCCGACCTGTCTGGACAATAGTGTCGGAGGGGGTGGCGGTCAAGAGGTCCAGCGCCTCGAAGCCCTTTTCCAAATCATCCAGGGGGATGTTGTGGAACATGAACGCGGAGAACGCCCGGGAGCTGTCCAGGCGGAAGGCCCAGAGGTCCCGGTCTGAGGTGTAGTTGACGACGTTGAAATAGGGGAGCAGGTCCACCTCGGGATACTGGTCCATGAGGTAGTGGTAGGTGATGAGCGCCCCCGACATCGTATATGAGAGATAGGGCGCGAAATCGGTGTACTGGAACCGCTTGATGGCGGTGTCATGATGGTCCAGTAGCACCACCTTACCCTCCCCATACGTCTCGACCAGCCCCTCCATCTCCTCTTCAGTGAAGGAAATGTCCGTCACCAGCACGAGGTCGAAATCAACCTCGGGGAGAAGGGGAAGAGGGCCTCCAGCATGAGCGAGGACGGTCGTGGCATCAGGGAACGTTTTGCGGACGAGCCACGCAGACACGAGGCCGTCCATGCACCCTTTGTGTGAGATATTGAGTACCCTCATTGCTTACCCCTTCTTGAAGATGAAGACGCTGAGAACGATAGCGGCCACGGTCGCGATGAGCCCGCCCCTGATAACCCCCTCAGCCGTCGGGTTATTGAGATAGCCGATGCCCGCACCTACAACAGTTGCCCCGAAGTATCCCATGTTAAACCTTCGCCGTATCGACGAGCTGATACCGCTTGAGACGCGGAAGGACACGACGGTTACCGGGCTTGACGTGGAAGGTGTAGACCGGTTCCCACTTCTTCCCTTCAGGCGTGAAGCGCACGATGTTGTTGTTACGGTCTCGATGCACCTTCCCCGGGCTCTCAGGAATCTCGACCAGCACCGCGCACTGATAGTGCTGTGACGCTTGATACCGCTGAATGGTCTGGAACAGATGCCCCTGAGGGTCACGCTTGAGGCGCGCCATCTGGTCGGTAATCTTGAGGGAGGCCTTGTTGAGACGCTTTTGCTTGGAACGATTCATTTTAGATTGTCCTTGTGAGCGGAGGAGGGAGTAGGGGAAACGGGGACGTCGCTGGTACCACGGGAAAATGACGCGACTGAAAGTAGTATCGGGGCAGTTCAGAAACTGAGATTGAGGGGGGTTACGGTCGCGATGCATGTAGGGAAGCCCATGCAGCATCCAAGGCCTCTTGGGCTTCACGACGTTCCCGATCGAGAGAAGCGGTTTTCATGACCTGTGTCCAGTATTCGATGCCCTTCTCTCGACAAGTCTGGATGGCCTTTATCACGACGATTTCAGGCGATGGGGCAGGCGACGGGCGAGGGGGAATCTCAGACCAAGCCCAACGGTGCTTGCGGTCATCTTTGTCGGAAGTGATGATACTCTCCCCGAATTCCGTTTTGCCGACCGGGCGCCACAACTTTGCGTCGTTGGCGTACTCGATGCTCTCTCCCTTGTACAGGAAGAAACACTGGTCACCAATCTTCACGCCCAGTTCGCCTAGTTCGTTGACAATCCATTTCACATCGACTGCGTTAAGGACCATTGTCATCCCTCCAAGTTGCGGTAGTAGTTGAAAATCGAGGCTCCGATATCGTGTAGAATTGGAACCAAATCCAATTTATCAGTATCTCTAAGTGCTTCCGCCCAGTTGGCGTAGTCATTGCTATCGGGATAGTAGAGTTTGTACTTCCAAGTGGACCGTTCCCCCTCTATCTCTTCTTCCCATCGGATTTCGATACCCGCTGGTATGGTAGGACGGGATTTAAACTCCACGTACATGAAAGCCTCGACACGAATGGTGTTATGAGCGTCGAGTTGATATATGTATCCCCGCCCGTTGGGTAGCGGGGTACGCCCAGAACCGAAGGACTTGGGGAGGAAAGAAAGCTCGTTCATGTCATCACTCCAAGTGAGGTGTGGGGATGGGGAAGAACGCACATTGAATCATCCACCTCACGTACTCGGGAAGTTCGGGGGTTGTATCGATTTCACGCGTCGTGATTCGAATTAGTCCATCTTCCGTGACTTCGATCTCGTCATCGACACTCAGACCCCAATCGTCGAGTGTGGAGCCGAAGACGGTAGTGAAATGAGATGCGGACATAGTTTTGTGTAGCACGGCTTATTTCCTCGGCAACCACAGTTTGAAACGGCACCTTACGCCTTATCGATACACACGGGACCGATACCGGTCAAGATAGATTCGGGGGTGGTGAGAGTGCGCCCACAGCGAGCACATCTACCGTGATGCATAACCTGTGCGGGCTCGATACTCAGCCCTCGTTTGCATCTATTCCAGACCCAGGTCAGTGCTTGAACGCTAGGCGCCTTGGGATTGGAAGTCCAGAGGATGTCAGTTTTCGTGTTCAGCGTTCCCATGAAAGAGTAGGAACGGTCGTTGTCTGGTCCAGTGAGCAAGAACACTTTTCGTTCATCCCCCTCCCCGCTCAACTTGAAGGTGAACCTGCTATGCTGCCCCACCAGAGTGAACAACGCATGCTCACCAGACAGGAAGGGGAGGATATACTCTTGGGGAATCATAGCCTACTCCTAGTAGTCATCGTCGACGTCCACTCTCACCAATGTATCCCCCTTGAAGATGAAAGCAAGGGGCCCTACCCAGATTTTACCATCGCCATGTGTGAACACAACGCTCCCCACCATGATGGAAAGAGGGAGGCTACTACACCTCCCTGCACTTATAGGATGCTCCCTTCATGGTAACCCCCTACTGGTTTGAGTCAAGGGGTCCGTTACAAAGCCACGGACCAGGGCTGCACAATTTTTACTCACAGATACACATGCGCACGTCATCCACACTCACACCTACCGTGAAGGAACCGGTATAAAGTAGGTGTGAGGGATGGAAATGGTCCGTTACGAAGCCACGGAACCGGGCGATATCGAGCAGCATGATAACCCCCTTATCAACTAGGCGCCCAAGCCCTGGCGCAAAGGGTATTAGCTGTAGTAGCGGCTTTCATCCTACAATGCCGGACGTCGAAGGCGAGTACCCGTTATATGCCACGGAGACGGGCAAAGAAAACAACGTCTGACATGATTAGGTTCTCCTCCACGACCGTCGTTTTAAGGCCTAGACAATCGACAAAGTTGGCTTGTGTAGAGGCTTTCTCAGCACAACCCTTACCTCCACGCTACGGGACTCGCCGCTCCGCACAATCGCGTGGTATTCTTTAGAACGGAATCTCTTCACCCACCCACAGGGAGGAGAGGGTATCGATTTCCGTCATCTCTTTCTCTTTCACAGTAGGCACCTCAGAGACCGGGGCAAGGCGCGTATTCATCTTTTCCGCTACACCCAGTCCAAGAAGCCCTTCCAGTTCGTTCATAGGATTGGAGGCCGCCTCGATGCTGCCCTCAATCACTTTCGTCTTGTGAGAGATAATCTCCTCGACGCGGTAGTCAAGGCTCCTCTCCGCAATAAGTTGTGTGATGAGCACGGGCCTGTCCTGCCCGATACGGTAGATACGGTCCTCGGCCTGAAGATTGAGGGCCGGGGTCCAGTCGCGGTCAACGAAGATGGCGTTGCAGGCCTTGGTGAGGGTGATAGCCACGCCACCAGCTTTGACCGTAGCCGCCACCCCGCGCAACTCGCCCTTCTGGAACCTATCCTCGATAGCCGTACGCTTCTCGGGGCTGGTATCCCCCGTGATGATGGCCCATCCCTCACGTTCTGCGAACATCTCGATGGGCTTCTTGTAGCATGAGAACACGACCACGGGCTCCCCTGCCTCTTCGTATTCCTCGACGAGCTCCAACATAGCCGGAATCTTGCTCTCCGCAAGGATAGCACGAGCCCTCGAAATCTCCTCGAAGGGCACTGACTCCCCCATCGCCAGCACGAGGTTGTCCACGCGCTCGACCTCAGACTCATCCGCCCTCGACAACGTGACGCCAACTGGGAGAAGGCGACGCATCTTCTTCGGGAGGTCCTTCAGCACCTCGACCTTGGTACGGCGAAGCATCACGGTCTGGAGACCCTTCGCGGCGTCGGGTCCGGGCGTTCCACCATACCCGAACGCTCGATTGAAACGTCCCCAAGTGCCATAGGCCTTGGTCTGGAGGCGCAGCAAGCCAAGTAGATTCCACAGTTCCTTGTGTCGATTGAGCAGGGGGGTAGCGGTCGCCAGCCACACCCGACCGCCAGTCCTAAGCACCTCCTCGACCAGCCTCTCGACGCGTTGAAACCGAGAAGTCCGGGGGTTCTTCAGAACATGCCCCTCGTCCAGCACGAGGGTAGTGCCCGGCGCAACCCCCAGAGGCACTTCCCCTTGCGTCAGGATATCGTAATTTGTAACTACCGCCTCCCCATGCGTGGGCCACACGAAGGAATCGCGCCCGTTCAGCACCGTGATAGGGGCGATGTCCTGACGCCAGCGCTTCGTCTCGCGCGTCCACACGCCCTTTGCCACGGCGGGCCCTACCACCAACAACGGGGCGCCCTCGGGATGAGCCGCGAGCAATTGCACGGTCTTGCCCAGACCCATGTCATCGGCCAGGATACATGATTGCTGCGTCGACAGCCACGCCGCCCCCACCATCTGAAATGGGAACAGCGTAAGCCCGGCCAAGGCGCGGCTCTGGAATTTCTGAATTGACTCTCGCGCCTGATTCTCGTACGCGGTCGCGATGGTCTTCACGTCCTCCGACGGGTAGAAGATAGGGGAGCATACCGGGCACTCCAGCATCTGACGGAGCACCGCACAGAGCACGGCCGGCTCGCTTACGGGAATGACCGAGGCGCGCAAATGTGACTCGTAAATCGCACCTTTCGAGGCCGCGTAGTAGGCGTCGAACTGCTCTCGATTCAAGTTCGCGATGGTGACGTGGACGTGCTCCCCAACGACCTTTGCCTCGATGACCGGTTCACGCTTCGGGACACAGGCCTTGCAGTAGGTAAACCAACTTCCGGCCACGTTCTCGGTAAAGCCCTCGCCGACATCCACACGAATACCGCAGGTGCATCGCTTGACGAACTTGTTGGGGAACACGAGACACTCCTTAAACGAAAGTGACTTCCGAGGGTGTGAATCCGAACATGACGGAATCTTGTACCAGCCACTCTTTCACGCGCTTGGCTAGCGCAAGCATTAACGGGTGTGCTTGATGTCCGTAGGAGGAATACACCGTTACCTTCTCAGATACGAGATTACCCTCAGGGTCTCGCCATACACCATCTTTTTCTTCAATGGTGACTCCACCCAGTTCATCTACCATAGTGGTAACCACATATGACAGCACATTATCCCTATGCATCGGGTCGATAAGCCCTCCACCACCCCCATACTTGGTGGGGATGATGATGAAGTTGAAACCGCTCATGATTCGAAAACCTCCAGAGGGATTGATTCCCCAGCGACCAACTTCTCCATCCACGGCGTCATTGCCGGGGCGTGGGGGTTAGGCTTCCCAAGGTTATACACCGACCCCGAGCGAGTAAAGACCTTTCGACCTTCAATCTTCAGCACACGGGAAGTAAGGATTTCAGGACCACTACGCCCTCGCTCGGGACAAAGACCTGTCAGCTTCCATCGGTTGAAGTACCAAATGAACTGCCAGCTCTCGATGAGGTATTCTTTATTCACCGTCTCTCTTCCTTTCCAGTGCCAAGAAGATGTCGTGGAATCTACCAGACTCTTCACAATGCTTTAAGTACGCGTCCCACGCAGCGCGCTCGATGAATACATTGGCCTCGTGACCAACCCACGCACCTGTAGCTTCAAACGGAATATACATTCCGTCAGACCACTCCAACACGATTTCGACCATACATTCTCCGTTGGTGCCCCGAGGGGGAGTCGAACCCCCACGCCCGCTGGACAAGGCATTTTAAGTACCCCGCGTCTACCATTTCGCCATCAGGGCATTACATTACTTACGTTTCTTCCACCAGTCCTTAATCCAGTCCAACGCCTCCTTCTCGGAATCAAACTGGAACGATTCCTCGGTGACATTGACACTAGGGACAAGAACCTGCCCAGGCGGAAGAGCTTCGTCCAGCATCCATGCAGAATCGTATTCCGCCATGTCCCAGTATGCCACCTTCACAACAGTGTAGGCGTACATCTTATAGGTGCCAGCATCATGATAGACGTTGAAGAGGAACGGGAGACGAAGCATGTCAGATACCCTTTCGCAGTCGAGCGGCGGTTCGAATGTGAATTTCTCGTTTGGTGGTGAGATTAATCGCCATCCACCCCTTGACAGGATGGTGTGAAAGAATCTGCACCGGAACGACCTTGTCGGAGACCTTGGCCGTGTAGACGCCACCGATTTCGATTTCTGCTTTCGTCATGTCACCCCCATAGAAACAGCAGGGCGGTCAGGCAAGGGGAGGGACACGGATTATCATGCCCCTCCCCCTGTCTAGTTTACATGTAGCGCGGTTCGAGCGCGACCGTGTACGTGTTCGACTTCTTGAAGGTAGCCGAGCCCATAGTCGTGGTGAAGGTGATGGAGCCGGGGAAGGCACGGGTAACCACGTTACCGTTACCGTCCACCCACTCCCCCGAGGGCTGCACGACCTCGAAGGTGTACGAGCGGAAGTGCCGGAACTTGTGCGACCCGAGACCGCGCCCGCGAATCTCCTTCTCCCACGCGCGGTAGACCTTGGGGTGGTGCTGCTTGAACAGGGCGATGGCCTCCTCCCGCAGGTAGGTCAACGTCTCCTTCTGGATGCGCACCTTCGAGGGCTTGAGCGGCGGGGCTTCGGCGATGAGGGAACCAACGACCATGAGAGCGACGAGCGAATCGGTATTCATTTCTATTCTCCAATGCGCCCTCCAATCTAGGAGGGGCTGTTAATGCTACGGGAACATCCCGTGCGGTAGTTAGACACTAGGCACTGATTTCAGACGGACAAGGGGACAATTTCAGCGTTCGCCCCGGCGGCAACGAGGGCCGTGACGAAGCGCTCAGCTTCTTCCTTACTCGAAGTCCAAGGAACGTGATTGACTCCAGCACGGATGAGTTCGCAATTGCGTTCTGCACACATACGCGATGCGTAGAGACCATACTGTGTAAAATCGCGAATGGACTTGATGACCCTAACCATATTCCCACCCATGTTTCGAAGCAGGACGCCGTAGACCTCTCCCGTGGTCGCAGGAGCAGGAGCAGGAGCAGGAGCAGGAGCAGGCTTCTTGGTCCGGGGCTTGGGCACATCGATGGGAATGTCGTGAAGGGTCTTCAGTGCATCCATGAAGTTGGCGATTTCTTCCGCGTAGTCATTACGAAGTAGCGCGTCGACGATGTGCTTGTGAATTTTGCGAAAGGTCGTCTTGTTCATTGTCTTCTCCAGTTGGGTCTTGTGTACTCTAGGTCCCGTTTCTGCTTCGTCAAGGGCCTAGTTGATGTTTTCTGTTCGGGGGCGAAGGGCTAGTTACCCGGAGGAAGCGCTTCACCGGTACATAGAGGATATTCGTTCATGAAGAATCCTCCACCACATACACCTCGTCTTCGTAGACCTCGTAGACTTCCACGGGTGTCACCTCGAAGGTTACTTCCCAAGTATCGTATCGAGGGCTGAAACCGGTAACCGCTCCTTGTGCTCCCTCCCCCACCTTGGAGGAGAGAGTCATTCGCGTTCTAACCGTGTCTCCGATTTTCATATAGCTCCTAGATTTGAGTGGACGTAAGCATTCGAGCCATTCGAACATTACGTGCAGTAGCATTGATGGTGCACATCTGGAAACCGGCACGATGAACAAAACCGGGCACCATCACGTAGAGCCCAGAATACTCCCCTTCCGCATACGTGTTATCGGTCACGTTGCGAATCGCCCAGTAGACCGTAGACGCTCCAGACCCCACAGACAAGTAGAAATCGTACGTTTTACCGATTACAAAAGGTACACCGGTATCAACGATATCAATTTCCGTGCCAGCCGCGCGAGCAACAAACTGCCAATTGGTCTCTGTCAGCGCGTTAGTTGAGATACGCCGGAAACCGAGTGTGTATGCCGTTAGGATGTCGGCAAGGACGGCTGTCGAGAAGGTTCCTACGCTAACACCAACGAAGATGCGACTCCCCTGCCCCGCCCCTGGGGAATTATAGGAGGCATCAGGGAAGTGCAGGCGCCAATCGGCGTTGAAACCTACAGATTTACCAGTTGTCGGGGCCAGTAGAGTTGCCACCGTATGGCTTGTACCACATGTAGCGTTAGGTGATGCAGCGGTCTGAAAATTAGCCATCCAGCCCGCATCCTCAGTCACGGCCGGATGAGAGATAGTACCCACTGAGGTAATCGCTGCTCCAGACGTAGTCAAGGTGGTAGTAGCGTTTGGTAGCACCGTGATAGTAGGTACCGCGTAGCGCTCCGACCGCACAATTTCTTGGATGCCATCCGAACCCTGGAGAACCAATTTATTTCGCCCCAAGAATTTCTTCACATAAAGACTTTTCATAGGGGAAGACGGAGCCCCGGGGATACTACCCTGGGGACTCACAGTAGAAAGGTCACGAGACCGGAAAAGCGGCATATTCCCCTCCTCTACACGATGTCCGTGACGTAAGCGTACCCAGTGGCCGAAACCCAAATCCCGGTTACAATGCCGTTGTAACCGAACGGGATTTCGTAATAATCTTCAGGAAGGCATCTCACCGTGAAACTAGTAGCAGAAGCCGCTGAACCAAGTTTTAGATACAAGATGGAGGAACTGCTGTTATAGACAGTCCCTCCAACGCGCCTCTTAGACTCGGCTAGCAGAGTTACCACAGTCGCTGATGCTGCAACCTGAGTCACAGTAGCATTCTGTTGAAACTCGGCCATATGTTACTCCGTGAACGCACCGGTTACAGAGAAGGTGAATCCCGGGGTGTTCGACCCACCGATGGTCCATTTAGCACGCACGTAACGACGCAGCGGACCAAGAACTTCTTTGCGCTCCGAACCAGTCGCATCCGACAGGGTAGTGAAAGTGGCAACCGTCACCCAGTTAGTATTATCCGCCGAGTCCTGAATCAGGACAGCGAGAGTGGGCGAGGTGCCGGTCTTGGCCGTCGCATCCAAATAGAAAGCCGACTTCCCCGAGATGAGGCGATCGTGCGTGCCATAGGACCCGAGCGTAGTATCGACCCCCGTGCTCTGCGAAGAAGAAGTTTTAGCCGAAGAGGCCTCAAGAGTCTTAGTTGCAACCATTGCCATAGAATACCTCCGTTTGAACCAGAATTGGTCCTCGCGGAGGATACACTAGACAAAGGCGCATGTCAAGTAGACAATGTGCCTCGTCTTGTCTGAGTCTAAGATAGCCACACCCTAGACTCAGACAAGGGAGAAATTACTCGGAAGGGGTAGGGGGCGAGGGCTCCAAGTCGAGGGCTGCGAACACGTCCTTCAGCGCCTTCGGCAACTCCTTCAGCGGCTTGAGCTGGAGAGCGAACATCACCCCCATCCGGAAGTTGGGGTCGACCTTCTTTTCGGCCTTCTCCAGGGCCTCCAGAACGGTCTTCTGGAACTTCTTCGGGGTCATCTCCCCCTTCAGTTCGCGCGCCGATGGGCCGTTGCGCTTCTTGACCTTGACCGTCTTGCGGGGCGCGTGCTTCTCGGCCTTCTTCGTGGGGTCGACCTCCACATCCGTACCGTCATCCCCATCGGCCTGAGCCTGATCCTCGGGCGTGTTGCGCTCGGGGATCTTGTCGAGGATAGCCTTGCGCGCCTCCTCGTCCTGCTTGCCCAACTCCAGCGCAGCGGACACGGTCACCTTGCCGGCCTGGACAGCGGCCTTCAGGTCCCCGGGCAGCTTCGCAATCTTGAGGTAGTTGCGGATGGTGTTGGGGGTCGTGCCGAAGTCGACCGCGATGCTCTCGACCGAGGCACCACGGACCTTCAGACGCAAAGCATTTTCAGCCCGCGCCAAGAGGTTGTCCTGCACCGCCACCGCGTTGAGGGACACGTTGAGGGACACGAGCGTATCCTCGGTGTTGCCCTCGTCGATGACGCAGGGGATGCCGGGGAGGAGAGGGCTACCCTCCTTTTCCAGGCGACGCTGAGCCTCGCGCCACATACGGACGCGCTGACGACCGTCGACCACGATGTACTCGGGGCCGTTGGGGCCCTCGACCTTCTCGACCTTGACGGGCTTCTGCACGCCATAGACCATGATGTTGCGCGTCTTGTTCTCGTCCAGGGGCAGCGAGATACGCGGGTCGAACGCCCAGTGCTCGTCCACCGAACGATGGTCGGTGTCGATACCGACGATGATGAGGCGGTCGCCAGGGACGCGGAAAGTGTTGGACATTTTGGTGACCGAGTCACCCGAGATAAGAGCCTGCTTAGCCATGATGAGTTATCCTTTCAGTGAGTGGGGTTCGTTCCCCGTTGCTCGACGATTGTAAGACCTGCGAGGGAGGGGGCAAGGGGTCAGTCGACAATTTCCCAGCACTTTGTTTTGTCTCGAAGTACATCAATGGTGAGCACCTCACTCCCCACGTACTTAAGGGCATGTGCCGTATTCAACTTCTTCAGCATCTCGTCCCGCGTCACACGTTGGGGCTCTACCACGGTCCAGTTATCCCTAGCCGCCCAAAAGACTAGATTGGCGGGTGTACACTCACATTCGTACACCTTTCCAAGCGCGGTCCACTCCAACCGTCCGTCCTCGTTCTTTCGGAGGTTCATGAGGCTCGGGGCGGTTACAACCTTGCCGGCGTCGACTTCTTTTAGTGCTTCAATGAAATTCATTCTTCAGACTCCTCTCGTTGATAGTTCTCTACTTCTGCGTCCACGTCCGTATTCACCTCTTCCGAGAGGTCAATAGGCATTCGACAAATACGTCGATCGAGCGCTCGGTCGGTGCGAATTTCCTTAGGGCGGGACTTTTCACCGCCGTACTTACGGGTCTTACCCATGTGCCACTGTTCCTTATATAGCGAAAATTTTTTCCAAATCGATTAGGATTTTGAAATCGGGTCTGAGGCCAATTTGACAGTGATTCTCTCGCCATCCCACGCATTAAGATGTCGACCAGGATAAGCAAGAACTTCCACTAGCGACTTTTCATCGACACGTTGCATCCGATAGCCATCGGACCACATCACATAAAAGCTCCTTAGGGGTGAGGCTGGCTTTGCGGGCATCTCTGGGAGATTAGCCAGATCAAACTCCCCTCGGAACATCAAAGATGCTACGGCGTGGGCCAGATGATGACACCCTGACTCGGGGTCGGTAATCTCCCCTCGGCGAAATGCATTGATGTGTCGGAGGGCTGCTCCCGTGTAACGACGTTTAGCATCCGGAACCAGACGCCAGTTATCAGGGCTGTATTTACGTGCCCCAAACTCCAGCACCTTCGCTACCTCTTGTTCCATGTGAGCAGGAATCAATTCGTGCGTAGGCTTACCCCCGTCAGCTTTCTGACCTTCATTCATAGTACATTCTCCTGCAACCCAGTCAGTACACCACCATAGTTGTTGGTTGGTGTAATCATTCTTCACCGACATGGTATACATCCAGAGTGGCGTCCTCAGGATAGAGTTTAGCCACGACAAAACCTTCGTCATTAAAGACGATAATGGCATTCCGAGTACGATTTACTTCTGCTTGAATCTCTTTAATAGGACGCCCTTGTGGGAAGCCGTCATCTCTTGTGTAGTATCGAGCCTCAGTCTTCATTATTTCCTATCCCATCCTTCAAAGGTTTTGTACACCCTACCGTCCTTTGCGAAGGACCATATGTCACTTACCTCTTCTAGTGTCGGAATAACATCGGCTTCCGGCTCCTTGAGGAGAACGGTTTTGACCGTCCTACGTAACGCCCTATTTGCTCGACGCTTGTCTTGCTTTTCGCTCTCGGCCGTAGTCACTCCCATGATAGGAGTGTGACGACGTGATCGACTCATACCTTCAACTCCTTCAGGATGTCCTCTGGAACATCTTCGGCTCGGACCAACTCACCATAATCACGCCTGTCCCAGGTAGTCAAGACAGAAATGTCGAGAAGAGGCGGTAACGTCACCAACTCCCCGGCTCTATTCACGAACTTTCCTCCCCGGTGCTCCCAAGGTAGCAGCACCTTCTCGCCCTCAAACATGGTCCACACTGGGTCGGCGCCCTTGGACCAGTTGTACTGGTACGCTGGCTCGACCTTTGCAGGGACATCGGGTGTGAACAGTTCCATCGCCTCCTTCATAATCTGACACAGACGTTGGGCCGCTCGGGTGTTAGCAATCGGTCCACGGTCGGGCATCTCTCCGAAAATCTCGTCATAGATAAACGCCACCAGCCTAAATCCATAGATGGGGGAGCTGGGGTCACACCACGCCTCGCGACCAATCAGATTCATCGCGTACTTGGCGCCATCCGCCGTCAGCCCCTGGAAGTAGGTATTGCAGCCGTCCGTATACCCAACGCGTCCACGACGGCGTCCAGAGCGATGTTGTACCGCCGTGAACAACTCGCCCGGCCCGCTCTTCACCTTGGCAGAAATCCAGCGGAAATACACCGGCATCTCGGGGTACTCGCCCTTCCAAATGTTTTTCCACTCCTCGGCCTCTTCCCGGGTCATGTCTAAGATACCGAACGTATCCGCCGCGTACTTGATGAATTTGTCAAGGCCCAATCCACCGGGGAAACCGAAATTCGCGGCCTTGGCTCCCTGTCTGTCATTCTTGACGTCAGGCAATTTCTTGTTTTCAACAAGCCATTGGTAATCCTGCTCACGTAGCTTGGATACGAGGTACAAATGAAGGTCGTAGTCATCGCGAATCAATTCGGCCATTCTGGAGTGACCAAACTTATCGATACATACCTGTGCCAGTGAGCATAACTCGGCCTGAGCATAGTCCGCCGAAATCAGGATGTACCCAGGGCGCGCCCGGAAGCATTCACGTACCCCCTTCATACGCGGGATGTTGTTTAGATTGGGGTTAGAGACCGAGACGCGTCCGGTACCCACCATGTGATTCCATCGTGCGTGAGAGGATTTCCTCTTGAAGATGGCGGTCTTGTTGGGTTTACCGGTGATGTACATCGAATCGACTTTCTGAGCCGCGCCGATATCGGCCAGGGGCTTCAGACACGGAACCTGTTCGATGACATCTCTACTGGTTTTGATACGGGGCTTCGCCGTCAGATCTTGGCCGGTCACAGGGTCATGGCGCGGTTTTGGCGAGGTCATTGGAATACTTAGCCCACGCTGAGTATAATGATCTGCCACCAGCCGGTAGACCGCCGCCATCGTCTTGGACGGGCGGTCCTCTAGGACTAATTTAGAACTACGCGCCTCGGCCTCCTGCTCATCCTCGTCAGGCTGCTCGTCCTCGGAGTCGTCCTCCCCTGCGTTCTCCTCGTCCCACTGCTCGGCAAGCCTCAAACGCTCTTCGCCGGTAATCTTGGGGTTAAATAGCGGGTTACCGGTTAGGTTAAAAGCAGCCTTCAACTGTTTCTCAGATAGAGAAACTTCGCCAGACAGGGTACGTACCGCGTGCCCTCCGAAAGCCTGGTCAAGCAGAGCGCCGAACACCTTCTTATTCAATTTCTTTTTGCCGGGAGTGTAAACCGACACCTCTTTCGTGATGAATTGCCCAGTGAGCTTATCCTCACTTTCGACTTTCACCTTCGTATTGATAAGACGCTCGATACCTGCCTTGATGACTGGCAGGATTTTGCTTTCGAGAATAGCAATCTTGTCGGGGTCATGATGGATACCGTTGACCGTCGCCAGATAGAGTTGCCAAGCGCTCTCTGTCTGCATCAGTTCATCAGTAGGCGCCGTAGACTGAGCACAAATAGCTCGCCAAATACGTTGCGTCCATTGAGGATCGAGCAATGCGTACAGGCGCGCCGCATCAGGCCATTGCGGATGGGGAATTCCGTCAAGCTCCCGATACCGAAGTCGGTACGAGTCTTCCCCATGCTTTCCAACAGGCGATTCTCCCAGGTACTTCAGCGCCAACTGCTCCATGTCGAAGCGGGGACGCGTGCCAAGAGACGGATCGTAATCGAGCCAGCCGTACTCGACCGCATGCTCTTTAGCGCGCGCAATACAATCACGAATACGTCCCTCCATGAAGGCTTTGAACACGATTTGTACGTACTTCAAATCCCAACTTAGGTACTTGAGTAGCACGGCGAAATCGAAAAAGCCATTTAAGGAGATCAGACTGATATCAGGTCTGCTCTCCAAGACATGGAAGATAAACGCTACTCCCTGAGCTTTCCCCTCGGCGTCAGCTCCCCAGATGACAGGAGGTAGTTCAATCCATTTCCCGTTCTCACGAGTAACGAACTGCGTCTGGACACAAACAAGGGGAGGGACAGGACCAGTCTCGTCGGTGATTTTCCATGTCTCCGTATCCCACGATAGGATGCTGGTGGGGTCCGGCAAGGCGGTACAGATGATAGGGGTATCTCGTTCAGTATTGGCTGCATAAAACGAAACAGGGGGTCGTGAAACCCCCTGCCCCGCTGCATGCCTCTTAAATAGAGCATCCAAATCCATTTTACCTCTCCGCTTCAGTACAGAACCTGGGGTCCCAAGGGGCATGGCGCCATCCAGCCGCGTACATCACATTCGTGATAGTTACCTCTTCAATACCTTCCATCCGGCGAGGTTCCAGCACAATATGACACTCCGACTTATCGAGGTCATAACGCACGTCCACCACTTCCCAACCAGTAATAGGGGCCCCTTTATCGAAGACCGACGTGGGAATATGAGGTAAGGGGCTCGCCGAGCGACGAAAGGTGCCCTCATACTCCCCTGACACACAAGTCTGGTAAAAGAATGTATGAATCATGCGTTACACCAACTGCTCGTCGATGGTGAGCTTTACCTCGTTAGCTCCCAGCTCCTCTTCAGCGATCTCAAAGAGCTTCTTGCGAGCCTTACGCGCCGTGGGCGGTAGCGCCTTACCGAAAACCCACGCGTGGAATTTTTCCAGACATTCGGCCGAGATAAGGCAGATAGCGGAAGAAATGGTATAGAGATCTAGCTCTCGGCTCTTAACGGCCTTGTCCCGGAAATCGTGAATGTGTAGATTCGTCATGATTTCATCACGCATCTGGACTACGCGCTCTCGGTCCTGTCGGTACCACAGCCCATAGGGGGCATCGCTCTCTACACGCATTTCGACCAAGAAAGTGAAAGCCTCACCCTTACGCGCGCTAATAGTGCCAGCCAGTCCTCGATCACTAAGGCTGGTACGCCCCTTCTTGTATACCTCCAGACGCTTCTCAGCCAACTCTTTACCAATGTTCGGATCGTACACGTCTTTATTGGCGAAATCCGCAGGGGAGCAATAGCTCACAGCATAGTCGTACTTCTCTCGCCGAAGTAACTTATCCCACAGAGTGCGTGGACGCAACGAAGTCACAAACGTTGCCTCGGCTACAATAGCATTATTACGATAGTGCGTATCCACATAGAGCCGCGTTCGCTTAATAGACATAGGAACTTCCTTTGTTTTGAATTGGTTTGGTTGGGAAAAATGCACAGTATTCGCCCCCCTGTATTCCTGTGCAGTGATGCTTGAGGTACGCCTCTAACGACAGCTTTCGCTTTGAGGGAGCCACCACTTTTACGAATTAGAGGACACGCCACTTGTTAAGGACAATGATGTTCTTCTTGCCCTTAGTCTCGTGCTCGTAGGCCTCCGACCCGATCTTCATGCCGATGATCTTGCTGTTGTTGCAGAAGATATTCTCATCCACCATCTGCTGGGTCACCGCGTCTTCGGTAATAGCCTCCCAGCCCTCCTGATTGTTATTCTTGGCAAGCTGCTTCAGAATAGCAAGAGCGCAGGTCTTCAGATTACCCAGGACGGTCTTCTTGATATCCGGACGCAGCTTCTGCACCCAGGACACAGTCGTACCGACAGGACGATCTTCGACCTTTGCATTACCCTTGGGGGTAAACTTGTGGATGAGGAACTCGACCGCTACGGTAGTAACACCGTCCGTCTGCCCCGAAAACACTTTCACGTCCACCACCTCCAGCTCATAGAGGCCGGGGACGAAATAGGTACCACTAGCACTAGTGGTAGCTCCAGCAACATCAGCACCAATCGACGGACCATTTGCAGCCATATTTACCTCACTACTTTCTACTTTGTTTACGCTTTAACTACCGTATTCTCCGTACCCCATTTCTGGAGCATGTCGAACACCCATCTCGGATTAGAGATATCCGAGATTTCAGAATTAGCGATCATCTCTCGCAATAGCTTGGAGAGAAGCTCTGTTTCAAACCGAACGTTTTTTCCATTCGGTCCATATACCCCAACCCCGTCAGGGAGGGCAGGCAGACATCGATATCCCAGCCCCAGGATAGCATTCAGACTATTGATGCAACTCGCCTTGGCGTAAGCCTCGGCGTAGTGGGGGCGCGGGCAGAACGTTCGTACCACATTGAGCTTGAAGCTGTCAAGAAGAGATAAGAACATCTCCCCTACGTGATAGACGTTTGTTTCGCCCGCCGTGGTGAATGCCACCACAACACCAGCCACGGGATCGTCCCACAGAGCGATGTTCTGGTTCTTCACCAATAGATTTTCGTAGTCCGTGACGCTGTCAACGTCTTCGGCCGGGGAATATACCTCTAGCCCAGCCTTGGCAACGAACTCGGTAAAAAACGCTTCGAGGGCGTCCGCTTCCCACAGCCCCAGCGTCCGGAGAATACGTCGATACACGGAATATCGCGATTTCTCGGAAACCTCCAAGACTTGAAAAGAGGTGCGTAGGGGGCTATTACTCGTCGTCATCTTCGTCCTCCTCATCCTCGAATTCATCTTCCTCATAGAAGTCCCCGTCCTCGTCGTCCTCGTCGTCGAGATCGTCTTCGTCCAGATTATCGTCACCAGCAAGGTCGTCTAGGTAGAACAAGTCATCTTCATCGAAGTCCTCGTCCTCGTCCTCGTCCTCGTCCTCGTCCTCGTCCTCGTCCTCGTCCTCGTCCTCGTCCTCGTCCTCGTCCTCGTCACGATCAGGACATAGACCGGTTTCCAGGCACTCGATGGTCTTTCGCGTAATCTCGTCCTCCCCTTCTTCATCATCACCCCAGGGCTCGGGGGAGAGTGCTGGCTGGTCAAACTCAGGACTATTCTCAGGAAACTCATTCGGATTCATCAGATTACCTCCCACTTAGCCTGGAGCAGATGTTGTTGAGAACCCCCCAACTGAACGTGTTCTGCTTCTTCTATAGCCTTGTCGACATACCCATCAAGAATGGGAGTGTGCGCCATAATGGCTGTTTCAATAATACCATGTTCCTGGCCGGGGCGACGTGTACGTCCAAATAACTGTTGCCAGCGGCCCCCGTTACCAAACGGTTCAACAATCAGATTCTGGTTGAAGAACTGAAGATTCTTGCCTTTATGATGTACCTCAATTGCAACTGCACATGTTTCATGTTTCGAAGGTGGTTGTGAACCGGTCCCAAATACCGGTAGTCCCATAGCAGCTAACGCATCTTCGAGGGCTTTCGAATGGTACCACACCAAGGTAGGGGGACGCGTTTTCAAATACTCCCGAATCCAGTCGAGCATAAAGGTATCGACCCACACCGGGACTGTGGGAGGACGCAGTTTATGCTTCATGTTTCGCCACTCCACAAATAACATGTGCAAAAGTGATTTGGAGGGCAATGTCGGGTCTACTAGAACCTGCCGTGCGACACTATCGAATACTAACTTCTCCGAATCATAATGGGCTTTGGAGTTTTTGTCCAGTTCTTTCCTCACAGCGCGATTCCAGGCGCGGCGGGCAGCTAGCCATTCATCATCCCTGCCTCCAATCTGCTCCCACGCCCATCGGTAATAGAAGCCCATTGAGAGATGCTTTTGCAGGCGAGCCCTTTGAGCGTCGTCAGCGATAATGTCTTCACCGTCCGGAGTCTCTTCCCCTGTGCGCATGCGTTGTAGAATTTCTTGAATATCTGTAGGCGTTTCCAGGGACTGCACACGACGGCAGACAAGGGGTGTATTATCGGCGTTCTCGGTGGTAGTGATTACACCGGGAGTGCTGAACATTCGAGAAAACACAGATTTACGTGCAATAGTAGATCTATCCTCCCCGTTAGTGCTCAGTACATCAAATCCCTCGGCCTTCGCTAGCGGGGCAAACGCTTTCCAATCAGCCTCATTAGGGCGTCCCTTCAGGTCTACACATTCTTTCCAGACAGCCAGATCGTTACCTCGCACCGGCATGAATGCCCATTCGCGCAACGAATAATGAGCTAGATGCGCCAATTTAGACATCTCCGGCGTGATGAACGTTCCGGACATCGGAATGAAAATGGTATCGGGGTTGTCAGAGAAATATCGCTTTAGGCGTCGAGTACGAGCACTATCAGACGCCAGCGCCTGAGCCTCATCTGCAACGATTACATCGGGCTTCAAACGCTCCAGAATATCCGTTCCGTCGGCTCGACTGAGAATGGAGTAGGGGAGAATAATGGGGTCGTGTGCGGGGCGCCTAAAATGCGGTTTGAATTCCTCGATATTTTTCTGAAACGGCTCGACCATGTCCGGGGGCATCATAATTACTCCCCTCTGAGCAGAGAGGATTACCATGGTCAGCCATGCAATCAGGGACTTTCCGTGCCCTACACCAATGTCCCCAAACAACTTCTTGTACTGGAGAATACAGGTAAGTGCCTGCGCCTGGATAGGGCGCAACCGATACTTGTTAGTGACGTGTAGCCACTCAACTAGCGTAGTATCTAAATCCTCCATCCGTGGAATGGTGATAATACGTTCCCATTCGCTATCCCTCGCCCCCGGCATCTTCGCCAGGATATCGGCTAACTCCGTGGATGATGAAGCTACCGTGGGCGAATTCGTCTTCAATCCCATTTTGGAAAAATCGATCGTCGGTTTCGGGATTTCGCCTGCGGGTACGTTTGGTTTCTTTTGCTGGAACAGTGCGTTCAGATCTATCACGGCTTACCCCCAGCTCTCCATCGAGACCATTCTCAGCAGCAAAACGAATTACTTTGTCTAACCAGCGAAATGCTACCGGGTCACAAACAATTTTCTTCTGCTCGGCGCCTACAAGAAGTGTAACACTCCGAGGTCTCCAACGAGCATCAACGCCAAAATGCCTAAGCGCTTCCCTGGTGTTCATCCTGCCTCCGGGCTATATTAGGCGAAAAAATTTCGGGAAGGGAATGAGAAAATGAAATCCCATTCCCCTCCCGCCTGCTACTTAGACCGCGCGAGCGCTCTTCAGCATAGCCTCATCGTTCGAATCGATCGCGGTCTGAAACTCCACGATACGACGAAGATGAGAATTCACCTTATCCGCACGCGCCTGCGATTCGGTGACCATCAAACGCAACGCCTCGCTCACGGTAGTCCCGGCGTACAGCTCCCCCTCCACAACCACCGAGGGCTGTCGCTGCAACGACTCGTAGGTGACATCGACCTTGCGCACATGCGGCCAGACCTTGCCATCGAGCAGGACATCGCCAGTTGCCGACGGGCGCGTCTCGACAAGATTATACACCAGTTCCCCGGCGCGATAGCCAACAAAGGCGACCTGCGGGATCGGAGGCTTGACACGGGGAACCTTGACAGCAGCAGCAGTATTAGAATCCGACATAGTTACTCCTTGGTAAACGAGACAGTGCAACTACCATTGTCACAACCTTTCTCGTCGATTTCGTGGATGACAGTATCATGCAGGCTGGAGAAGTCAAGCGGTTTGATGTGCTCGGTCCACTTTTCGTACTGCTCTCGGGTGATAGCCTGATAAGGGGCCTGTTCGAAACCATGTACTCGACACATCAAAGCGATGGATTTCAACGACGCCTGATTATCGTAGATCAGTTGCCCCAGCGTGTCAATCTCATTCGGAGAGTATTCGATAGTGTTTGATACCATGTTGTCCGCCCAATACCGCTGCATGTCGACTACCATGGACAACTGCTCGGCAGCGGAAACGTCACTCACCCCGCGAACACAATGCGAATGTACCGGAAAATACACCACCATCGAGTTAGGCGTGTAAACAGACGGCTCCGCATGATACCCCGCCTCTTGCAGAAGAGAAACGAGAGGGGAGGCTGCCTCGAACTGGATCAATCTAAGGTAGTAAGGGGCTTCAGGTGCTCGAATACCCGGAGATACCCCTAGCACCAAGGACACACTACCACTTGGCTTGACGCTGGTACGTCGAACACTCCAGCGCACATCGAACATCTCCGAGATATCAGCATCCCAATACCCCAACTCCGCGACGCTCTTAGCGCAATACTCGGTGAGGTACACTTCCTTGCCGAATTTCTCGTAGGCCATGAATACACCAGTAGCCGATACCCCTACGCGCCTATTTCGTTCTTGAATATCGTTTATATCCTTACGGTGTGTCGGGAGGAGGGAAACGATTTTAGCGTACAGGAACGCCATTCGACAGGTATTGACATAATCGTCCACCGAATCATGGCGCCAAGGCACGGTCTCGACCAGATTACACATCTCCCCGTCCTCAAGAGGCTGTTCCCCACAAGGGTTACATCCCTTGACCAGAATATCACTCAATGCCTCAGTCTCCCCTGTGTGTCCCCAAGCCCGAGCATTTCCTCGCCAGAATACCCCAGGGTCCCCATACTGCGCCGCATGTTTTCCGACCCACTCGCACTCTTCCCGAGAAAGTAACCGATCTGTAACCACGGAATTATTCGAGAACCCTCGGAACGCTGACAACAGGGCGTAGTCCTGTTTGCGGTCAAAAAATTCTACTTCCTCGATCTTGGAAAGTCCGATCTCTGCCGTGCGACGAAGGCCTCCAGACACCACACACTTACCGATGATATTCATCAAGTCGCCAATCTGGTTAGTCGTAATAGGGTACGGCTCCCAACTAAGATTTTGCTGAATATCCACCCACTTGACATTTTCGAATTGTTCCCAGAACGTCTTATCTCCCAGGCCTCCATGGAGAGAAGCTACTTGATCGTCGTCACCAGTAACCGTAATCGTATACTTTCCGGAGGGATTGAGGGCCCAAACAATTTCGGCGAGACATGCCGCAATCGGGGTAGGTCCACTCGCAGTACCCCCCATGGTGTTGAGAGAAGTACCTTTCTTGCGTACTCCCTCAAACGAAAACCTTTCAGGCATCCCATGCCCATTATACGCACTCAGGCATTTAGCCATCGTAGCGACCCACCCCTCCCGAGTATCCCCACAGGTATACGTGCCTTGCTCAAGTACAGGAACGTTTATGATGGTTCCAGCACCGTCGGTATCAAAGCCAGGACCGACACCGAGCATCGCCATATCCATTAGGTATTCGTACGCTGCGGTAAAATTCTCCCGCATGCGTGCAGTTGACACAAAGGCGCAACTGTTTAATACAGCCGCCCCCTTCTCCCAAATGGCATCCGCCCGCCCCATATGCTGAAGACCACGGCCTGACGGAGTCCATTTCAACGCATGCATGGTTCTGTACATCTCCCGAGCCATAGGGGCTTCGAACCACTGCTGATACTGAGCGTCGATCTCTTTCTTCTGTACGTACTTGCGATGCCAACGAGCAATAGAGAATGCTCCTTCCACAACACGTCGACAAGTTTCCCACCACCTCTCGTTGCGGGGGGTGGGATCACTAATCGTCGCCGAATAGGTACGTAGATAGGTGATATACCCCTCTACCGTCCAGTCAGGCTCACATTCTTTGAATTCCAGCAGAAAGTCGTCAGACAAACGAAAACTCTCTCGCTGCTCTACAGAAATCACTGCCGTCTGTGTCATAGTTACCCCACACTCATATTTGGTACTGACTTGAGATTCGGGATATCCGTACGCTCCACACGGAACGTGGCCCCCTTAGTCAAACGCTTGTCGTTGTTTGTCAACAACCTGTATCCACCCACCACTCGATTATTCCACGACTTCAGAATAAAACCTACACGTCTCACTGAATTATCATCAGTAAGTTCCTGCCACCCAGCGGATAGCGCCGTCTTGTTCTCGGCAGGCCCATTACCCACACCGTCATACACCAAATCCCACAATTGTTTCGCAGTAAACTCCTCAGTAGTCGTCTTAGACTTCTTGGGGTTGAAACACTCGAACATGTTGTAGAGCACCTGACCCCAGGTAGCGGTCTGATTCCCCTCTCGCAGAGCTTTCTGGGTCAGAAGGGGATCGTCCATGCCGGCCCACACTACCGTATCTCGAACCCAGTACGCCCAAGACTCGAAAGAGCCGAACGACCCTACAGGGACGAAGGATTCATCCTGATGGCGCCCAAGAGCCAGGATTAAGATGTCCCGAATGAGCGAGGCGCGGTTTTTCCTAATATACTCTAGCAGCTTGGGAATTTTGAATCCACCACGCTCTTCAGGGCGCTCCATACCTGGGTTAAGGGCAATTCGCAGCGACCGACGAGGTAAGTCTCCCTTGACGATGATGTTGTTACCGGTGGCTAGCCATACGGTGACGTTCTTGAGTTTCAGCATGTTTGACCGACTTAACTCTCGTCCGGTCCAGTGGATAGAAGTAAGAGCCGCGTCGAGAGCCGGGCCACCAAGAGGCTTATTCACATTGTCGATGAGAATTACCGGAGTACCAGCCAGCAGAGTAGCCGTAATCTCTTTACGCATTTCGGTATCATCAGTCTGGGGCCGTCGAGCTGCGTCTTCCCCTACTGCAATGTTGGACACGATGTCCGCGAGAAGCGACTTGCCTGAGCCTGGGGTGGTGGCGTCGAAAATGAAAAGAGGCGTGGGGCCGGTAATTGCAAGACGTAGAACCGGAGTAATGATAGCAGCTAGGGCCGCCGCCTTATGCGTTTCATCTTCAAACGGAAAATCCGAAAAGATATCGAGCAATCGGCGAAGAGACTCGGCCGCCATGTCCCGAGTCACCGTCTGGGGAACATCAATTTGTAAACCCCCGGCCTTGAGATACGCCATGGTGGCGGCGTCATACCCGGACGAAGAAATGAATGACCCATCCGGTCGTAGTGTCCCGAACGAAAGAATCTGCTCCAACTCACGGATACCGGTAAATTCGCCCGCATTGAAAACACAGTCGACTAACTCCAAAGGTGGGTCAATCGTAATCATATCGAATCCCCCATCCTTCTTGGGTTTCGCCTTGATATACTCCGCCGCCTCACACATCAACGTTCTGAGAGCGGGTTTAGGTAACGTCTCGATTGTGTCTGTCGTTAGCCGAGCTAGTTTCCCACCACGGGTATACAGATTGTCGATACGCGAAAGAGACTGAATAGCCTCACGAACATGGATATCCAATTCGCCACCTTTAATTTGAATGGTCGGAAGAGGTTCGGCAACCACATCATCGAGTGCCGTTCCAGCCATAGGTTCATGTTGACCGAAAACCTTGGAAGCCAATTGCTGGATCTCGTCGAAGTCCAGAGGATCGTCCGGAAATTTACGTTGATTTACACGCTCTAGCATTTCTGCCATGAGAGGTTCGTCGATCCAGGCCAGATTACGTAAAGACGATGCGATACGATACAGAAAAGTGTTACGGCCAGAGGCATGATTGTCCAGACTCAGCGGTAACGCTACCGAGGCAACTTCGGCTCCAATAGTAGGAGCATCTATATGCGTAGGTGTCGCAATAGGCGCCAAAAAGCCTACTGGCAGAATTGGATTATCGGACTCGTAAAACTTCCCATCTTGATAAACAGGCTTGTTACCGGTCTTCTCGTCGTTTCGTCGTACAAACGGTAGCCGGTAACAGCGTTCCCAGTTAAACAACCTATCAGGTTGGAGACCGCACGCCACAAGCTGATCACACACCTGAATCAGCGTGCGCTCATAGTCCCAAATGTTTAGAGGCTCCGGTAGTTCCCACACCAAGCGATAGCCGCCAGCCGTCTCATACTTGATTGCCCCATCCCACGGGGTACCCCTCAAGCATTCAAGTTGAGCCGCATCCCATTCCGGAGTGCGGTAGTGTCTATGCTTAACACCATCGATAACTCTATCAGGAGCATCCAGATCTACCGCTAATACCTGATACCGCACCAAGGCTTGGTAAGTGGCGGGAAAGCCTTTTTTCTTCATGGGGGGAAAGGACTCATACTCCCCCAGTAGTGCCGGACAGAAATGGGCGTCAGTATGGTATCGCGCCTTCAAGGCCTCCAAAAAGTGAACACGCTTGAACGTGTTTAGTGAGCCCGGATTAGGGTTGCCGTCCCATCGGTCCACGTATCGGTCGGGCCAGACATGTACAAAGCTCATTTTGCCCCCTAATAAAGACTGAGGCCTAGCGTACCACGACTAGGCCTCCAGAGTCAAATCGCTAATGACAAGGGCATTAACTGACTGGCACTACCTGAATCACCTTCCCCTTCAGCAGTCGCATCTCGGCGCGGAAATATCGCCCGATAGGGCTATCCCCGCGTACATACACTACCGGAGGAATAGAAATCTCCCCACGGGCCATGGCCGAGATCAATGATACGGCGATAGCTCGCTCAGCCTTGAAGAAGTCTGAATTAAGGTAGTGCACGTCCTTATTAGCTCGCTGCCATTGCTCGATGAACGGCACAGCCAACTCCTCCAACTCCACCGCCACCACCCCGGGGATAGTACATCCAAAAAGGATGATGGGCATAGAAGTCGAGAGTGCACTTGCAGCGGGTGCTACTGACGGAGCAGGAGCAGGAGCAGGAGCAGGAGCAGGAGCAGGAGCAGGAGCAGGAGCAGGAGCAGGAGCAGGAGCAGGAGCAGGTGCTGTCAGCGGAGGCGGTACGAATTCCGCAGGCTGTTGCGTAGCCGCGTGTGCATTCAGCAGTCGATTGAAATCGATAGTCTGGGCCGTCATGATTTTTTCCTCCGTTAAATACGTTTCGTCATCTTGGTAACAGGTTCGTTTGAAGGGGCATCCACCGTAATCCCAACAAGCATCAGTATTTCGAGGTACGTCCCCAATAGGAGTTTTCCTCATTTTCGACATCTCGTCAAGGAAATTGGCAAACTGCTCCACAAACGGCGCAATGCTTTCCCGAGTATGATAAGCGAAAACGAGTCGCGGTAACGCCACGGCACCCTTAGTCCTAAAGTAATGGTATACAAATAGGACTTCATCAATAGTCTCATCAGCAAATGCCGACGCGCCATACACAATAGTTTGTGGGTCGCCGAACGCAGTCTCCTCTGTTTTCGCATAACTGAACGAGGAAGTTGACTTGTGATCGATGATTACCATACACCGACCGGTAGCCGAAGGCATAGGAATGTCGGCCTCTACCCACTCATCCCCTACCCTCACCGGTTTCTCGGCGCGGTACATGAGATCGATACGCGAACGCTCACTAATGGGGACATTACCGATACGTAAGCCGAGAACCGGATTCTCCACTTTAGCCAGTGGGTTACCCACCAAACGTTTCAGCCATTCACTATCCCATACCAGTGACAGAATACGTTGAACATCATCAGCGCCAGTACGCTCGCCAGTTTCTACGTATTTTTCAAGCGCGGCATGACATCTAGTGCCTAACTCGGCTGATGGATGGGTAGGGCAAAAAAGTTTGAGAACTTTCTCGAAGAACCACCTTCTCTTGCAGCGCGTCCATGTCGAAAGTTGGCTCGCGGAAGCCATCCAGATATCATCATCCATTTGACCCCCGCATAACCACAACGGTTACTACACCACCCACAATTACTCCCACAAGCCCCGCCGTCACACCCCAAAATACAGGCGACGATAGCACTCCCGAAGACTCGGGCCTCACTTGTTTAGTGATCGTGTCCTGTAATTTTTCAACGGCCTGAATAGCGATAGTTGTTTGCTCGTGCACCCTAGTCAGTTGCTGCTCGTAGAATTCCTCCATATCAGCCAGTTGTATCTTAAGAACTGGAATGTCAATTGTAACAGCCTTAGTTGCTTCTGCTGCTTGTGATGGAGGGGTAAGCAATCCGCTACAGGGAGCCTTACTATCTTTCAGGAGAATGAGAGCTCTACTACATTCGTTTGGAAGCGGTAATGGCTCAGCGTTTACCGAACGCCCGATTCCAAGCGTCAGCAAGAGCGTCAGCATCAGCAGAAATTGCGCGATCAAACTCAGCTTTTCGCTCTTCAGTCTCATGTCGAGTCTCCTCTACCTTGGCCTTATATTCAGTTCGCTCTTGGCGGCTAAGGGTCTCCGAAGTGGCAATTTTAGAGCGAAATTCACGCTCCACATCCAACTGCTTTTCCACTACGGCAGCCCGCTCCGCTTCCCGCAACTTATTACGTAACCAGAAGAAAACGAAAAGAGCTACAAGAACCAGTACCCACCAAAAACGCTTAAGTGTCGCTACCATTGACAACCTCTCCGTCTTCGATGCGCTTCAAAATCTCCGCCACCCTCTTCTGGTAGAGGGCATGAGGAGCCGTCGCTACCTGCATAAAACGACGCTTATCTTTTACACGGTATACTTCCGCCAGGGTATCTAAATTGCCGGTAATAGCAATGATTCCCCCATGGGTAGAAGCATACACCCCTGCCTCCTCTTCATAGCGAATTTCAAGAAAGGGGGCATCGGGATTATTGGTTTCAAATCGGTCACGCATTAGTTTCCTCCAGTGTTCTTGGGAGGCTCATTGTCCTCCATCTCTTCACGAACGCTAGTTGTATTACTACGTGCCCCCCACCGGCGTAGAATCTCCGGTGCAATCGCCGCAGCAGCTAGCCCTGATACAATACCTGTAGGCCATCCAAAGATCAACACACCGAGTCCGGCTCCCGCACACACTGCGGCGATGCGACTCCAACGTACCGAGGGGTGCTTCCAAGACTTGATGATCAGTAATAGACTGTACACCGCAAGCCCCAGTGGGATCAATGTAGCAATTGCCTCTTCCATATTATTTCCCCTTCTCCAGAGACTTGAGCCTCTCATCGGCCCTAGATGCACTCTCACGCAGCTTATTCAGCTCAACAATCACGGACTTCAATTCGGTTTTGAACTCCGAAAGAGCTGAAGTTAGCGACACAACCGTATTTGTCATGTTGACTTCGGCGGCCTTTGTGTCCCCACGAAACTGCCAAATGGCAATTATGATTCCAACTAGAAATGGGAGAATAACACCAGCTAGCCGTCCCCAGCTAATGACCATCCCCTGTGTGACTACCTTATTTTCCATCGTGGTATGCATTGGAGACCTCCGAGCAGTCATTAGTTACCCCACTGATCGTCATCTCGAAGATCTCGTACACAAGAGATCAACGCCGGGTGTTTTGAATGTCCTTGAAGCATCTGAGGCTTGGCACCATTACCGAAGAAGAACGATACTCCCCCAACCCCCGCTCGCTGCGTCAGTAGTTCCCTCTGCTTGATCCAGAACCCCCACACAGCCCCATTATCGGCAACCCGACCAACGCCTACCATGGGGATAACGGGCTGACTCGGAATTCGTTTCACGTACTTGTATACACGCCCCATCCAGTTTTCGTCTAGCTTGATGGGCGAGGTGGCATACACCATGGGAGACCAGGCATCAAACTGTTCCATGAGAGTAGCGTCATGTAGTTTACGTCCGTCACTGGTAAACTGCCATGACCACCCATTGTACCAAATCTTCATGCCCGTCGGTGCGCAGAGCCTAAGGGTCCTCAGAAACGTCTTCATCGTCTCATAGGGATTCGCATACTTAGCCCCACCGCGTACATATACATACGGGTCGGTACCACTCCAGCCGGCCTCGGAATTCACATTAAACACTTTGATGCGGTGCTTGGTGCATCGAGCGCCAATGGAACGTGCTAGCCGCTCAGCCTCATCTGGAGTAGACATTTCTAGGTATTCCCATGCATGCCGTTCACATCCGGCATCATCGATTACCTTTCCGAAACCTCGATCGTAGGCAGCAAACTTGACGTTCACGGCTGAAAAGTATTTCAGGTACTCAATCCTGGGATCCGCCTTGAAAATCGATAGAAAGGGATTGACTTTGACGAGGGGCTCCGGAAGTTCTTTTTCCGAAATCAGAGTCAGGATAATGGGTTTCGTCATGATGCCCTCCAGAAAATTGTTTACTACTCTATCTGATTATGGATCCGAGGTCAAATTCTCAATTTACGCCCATGATTGTAAACTCCCCTCACGAGGGACCACCCGATAGAAAGCCGTGAAAAACTTTACATCCCCCCCAATACCGGAGTCGTTACTGGAGGCATATCGTACCCTCACATTGGTCCACGCGTTCACAGGAGTGGACACACACTTCAGCGCCATAGGATCATTAGTGGGAGATGGGGAAGCACCGGCAATCCCTTTAAAAACTACCCATCGCGCTTCATTACTACCGGACCAATTAGCTTTACCGGTTGGATCAGATCCAGCAAACACTAGCGTGCTTACTTTAGCATCCCCTGTGTCTGGACACTGCACCTGAATCGACTGATATGCCGGAGCAGTAGCTTTCCCGTTTCGCTCACACAGGAACCAAAGTTCCACATATTGAGAGAATGGGGGCATCCAGATTTCGGTTTGTGCATAGGAAGGAAACGGTACCAATTGTCCCGCTGAATCAGTAAGGAAATTAGCCGCCTCCACATCCTGCACAGCCAACCATGTCTGGTTCATTGCGATGCGTCGCGCCAACACACTAGAGGCTAATGATCCGTTTAAAATCGTGGTCCAATCGTCAGGCCTGAAGACCGGACTGTTCTCCCCATTATACTCGACTGTCATTATCGGATCTCCTCTGCTAAAGCCATAGACGTAATTTTTAGAGTCTTGGTACGAGAATCGATGCGTTTGAGATTCAGGTAAAGGGGGCCCTCTTTATTAGGTACGGGAATTAACACACCATCAGCCGGCCATCCCGATGTAGCAGAAAGAAATGTGTTCTTACCGATAGTGAAACTCTGAGGGGGTTGGAACTCAAAGCCGATATTGAGTGTGGCAGTATCACTACTCGAATCCCATTCCTGCACATACCCGTCTAGGTATAGCCGTAGATTGGTCACCCCCTGTCGAGGGAAATACACCCATTGATGCCCGGTAACCTTATTGTTTGAATCGATATCAAACGAAAAGGCGATAGACGTCATAGCTTTTCGTACAGCACCGCCAGTAGACATCACACCGGCGCTGGCACAGGTACATCCAGTAAAAGTGGTTCCGGTAGTTCCGGTGTACGTGACGGTTTTGAACCCCGACCCGGTAGATACTTGCACTGATCCCGTAGGTGTAAATCCTGTAGTAGACACTACGTTCAACACGCCGGCTCCAGCAAAAGTGCTGACATTTACACCATTGGAGCCGGCCGTAATAGTAGTCGCCACTGTTCCTGGCATAGTGGGATCTGGACAATATACTTCCCAGATACAGGTATTGAGAATATGCCGTACGTTTCTCTTCCACAGAGTATCATTGGCCTGTGTGAGGTCTTGCATCATGCGAACGTGTAACGGATAAGTTTCGGTAACCTGTACCGTAGAATCCACGGGGCGCATAGAGGTTGGGCTGTAGATTTCTGTTCCACTCCCCAACCCGGTACTGGTGACAGTCTTTACTCGCGCCGACACCTCATTAAGAGTTACCGTTTTGTTATTGGTGGTTGTACACCTGATAGCCAACCGTACATAGCTTCCTAGTGTACCCTCAGGGATAGGAACATCGACAGACAGTGTGACTTCGGCGCCTCCCGTACCCGAACTAGAACTGGCGACTGTCCCGCTAGGGGTGGTGGCTTGAAACTGCCAAGCATCCGATCCAGTAGCAATACCTCGGATCTTAACAGTCAAATACCTTCTACCCAACGACGCTCCGGGATTCAAATCCCCAGGCACGTCAAACCTATAAAAAGCGAACACATAATAGGTATTCTGCACCGGTAGAACTAGAGGAACTCTTTTGCTATCCTGAATAACGGGAGGAGCCGTCTGTGCCCACAGAGTGAGCTGGTTCATAGCCAGATCTTGCACCCCCTTCTGCCATGGAGTTGTTAACTGTCCTCCACGCTGAATAGGTCTGTTGGTCCGGAAATCCCCCGCGCGATACGGAATGAACCTTTTATTCGGCTCTTGCTCATAAGCCATATTTACCTCCAATCTTTCGATTTGCTAGAGCCAATGACCGGCGGAAGACCATTATCCGCAATATGCGCGTATGCTTTCTGTCTAGTGGTGTCGGAAGAGTCAAACGTATCGAACGAGATCAACGTGTTTTCTCCAGATCCTAGATTTGTTGCTACAGAAGTAGCCGTTAGATTGGTGTCGATAGTGAGAACGTTAGCAGAAAGTCTACTTGTCACTTTGAAAGTTTGTTTCGTGGTAGCCCACTTGCCCTCTGTCCAAATCATGCATCGGATATTACCTTTGTAGAGCGAGGGGTCAAACCAATCAGCATCAACGGCCCCGAAATTACCAGTTCCAGGTGTCGGCCAAATAGCCCTGGAGAACTCGTTAGCGCTCAATGTCAACGTAGTAGATGCGATACTGGTTACCTTTGCATTAGGTGCTAACTCGGCAAAATTCTCGTAGCCAATACGCAAACGCAGTTTAATCTTAGCTTTGGCGCCGTATCCCTGATCAAGTTCCATCACTTTGGCAGGTGTAGCAACTAAGCCCGCACCTCCCTGAGGATTACGAACCCCAGACAGGGTCACGAGAATCTTATCCCCCATCGAAAATCTCCACCCAGTCGGAGGAACGCACTCTAAGTCCAGGGTACAATGCCCGCGCCCGTACGCCCCGAACCAGCGAATACCAACTACCTCTAACCAGGCCAGTTGAGCTTCTCTACCAATGTATCGCTCCCCAGTAATAGTATCATCCCAAATCACATACAGTGCAGTGGGTTTAATCTCCAGGGTCTTCGATGCCCCATGCTCTTCAATCGACCATTGATCGAAAATAGTGATAGGCTCCCCGTCTGTATCTTTGGTTCCCCACCGCTTACTGAAAGGTCGCGTGCTTACAGAGTTGATGATTAGCCGATCATTTCGTTTTAGGATTGCCTTCGTGTTCCGTTCCCGGTCATCATCGGTGAGTGTGTCATAGGTGCTGGTAACGACCGGAGCATCGAGGGTATCGGCGCTAATACCAAAATACCATTGGCCTCCACGCTGGAATCGACGGGTAATGAGATAAATACCCATCATCTTCAGATACTCTTCCAGGCTAGACGCTCCCTTACCCTTCTCGTCTACCCAGAATTTGCTGACACCAATTAGATTTTGGCTGCTCTGCAAAAGAGCTAGGCGATCGTAATCGACGAAACGTGCAGGTATGTTTAGCCCCATCCCCTTGCCATATAGCGTGTCATACGATCCTTGCTGACCAGCGTCCTCTGTGCTGAGAAGCAGTGTTCCTACCACTTCGTCGAGAGTCAAGCTGTCTTGGCTCATACAAAGCAGTTGTGTAACAGTAGCAGCACTGGCAGTCCCGTCCTCCCCTACCCCCCATTCACAAGGGCTTGACCCCCCAATATGCCTCACACAATTATTGAGTGTACATCTTTTTGGATCGGAGCTATCGATAGTTACGCCCGTAAACTGGACCAGTTCCCACTTCTCCCCGTCTTGGATACGCACAAAACCAAAATCAGAAGCTCCTCGCCGATACGCCGTTGCGAATGGGTAGTTGATGTTATCCATCACAACCGGGATAGAGGTGTCTTCTGCTTGAATAACCTGTAGAGTATCATGAAAAAGACCTAGAGCTTGATCAGTCATGCCTCGTACAATCGTTCCATTAAACGGTGAACGATTACTTGCTCCAAGTACACGAGTAATATCAATACTGCTGATAGTGGTTGCAGCATTCACATTCGCCGGAACCCAAGAAGCTAAAACTCTAGCGACACCGGTATCATACTTAACCGTAATGCTCATGCTATTGGCAAATACCTGTACACCTCCATTGCGAAACGGAGCTAAAGATGTAGTCGCAAAAAAATTGTTGATAGTGTCCTGATATACCTTGGCTAGGTACGCAATCGATACTCGCCCCGAAACTGGCGTGGCGACGGAAAAAGTGCCTGAAGTATTGAAGGTACCGAGATCTAAATCGACGTAGTTATTTCCGGGGGCTGAACCGGACTGATCCAGCCATCTCAAAGAGATACGCCACATATCACTATTGAGTTGTATAGTCCCTTGGCCCTGAAACAGGGAGCCAGTCGGCAACACTACAGGCCATGCCGCAGTCAGAATTCGATCAAGACTATCCGTCTGCACCGAAATCAGTTCGCCCTCTTCCTCGATCTCCGAAATGACACCAGCCCAAATAGGAGCCGCTTCCGACACATCTACATCTCGACTAAGACTCTCAACAGGCGCCATCCACAACTCGACAAACCGCCCGCGCATAGCCCGAGGTACCGAACTGAGTTTCACCCCGCTCTGATTTGTAACCAGAAAAGTTCGGCGTAGCGTATCAAGCTGCGCCCTATCGACTTCGACTTCATCCGGAGATCCCAAATACGTGATCTTACAAGTCTCTAGCCCCATGTAGACATACTGGCCTACCGTAAACAAAGAGTTATCCTGAACATACAGCGTGATATCTGATGCGCCAGCTCCCACAGTCCGTACTACGGCGGATGACGCTCCCTCATTGTCCACGGCGAACAACGCATGGATATAGTCTGTACCATCATCCTTCAATTTAAAGATAGGTCCACTACCTCCACTGACCACTAGGGGCTTCTGGGGATCAGACCTAAATGCCAACTCAAAATCCCGAGTGGTTAAAACACCCGGTCGATGTGTACGTTCAGGGTATAGAGAAGACCAGTCCCCTTTCCCGTCACTGAGGATGTCTGGGATACCGCTGATCGTAAGCGCAAACGACCACTCAGACGCCCGAGGTACTGTAGCAAAAAGGTAATTCAGGCTCATTTGACCTCTACTCCTTCGATAACGAAATTAAAGCGTCCGAGACGGGAATCATACCACGCATACTCTTGATCTGCAACCTCCAACGGCGTAATATCCGAATACCCTTGTGGATAGAAGCCTATCCCTCCATCGGTCTTTGGGTACTGAAACGGATTGCTACACGGAAATGTACGATATACCCTCAACTCCCCGCCCGCATAGAACCGGTCTAATAGACGACGAATATCATTTTCCGTAGACGCCGGAGTATGTCCTTCCTTACTCGAAAGACCCTTGAACAGAAACGTCGTGGACCAACTATTCCAAGGAGGCGTTTCTCCAACCGTAGATCCATTTTCGACTTGCTCCACGATAGCAGAATTTTCTTCCCCGATGGGCTCCTCGTCCAGAGCATATTCCAAAATAACCGTATTTGGATCTCCAGATAGCATAGTCTACCCCGTGTCCGTTTGTAGTGATAAATTCTGTGCCCCTAGCAGTTTAGCAGCCGACCCCACGCACACCAAACTAAATGTGCCTTGGTACATAGTCATGCGGTACCTATGTGTTTCGAAATCGTACCAGCATTCCACTGGTCCATATTCCAAGCCCTTCGTTACCCGAATATTTTGCTCTATGTACTGCGCTACTTCCATAGGAGAATCAAACGATTGAAATTCGTTGGTGATCGTCGGCGCAGCCTGTCCAGTTACGTTAAACGTTAATCCTGAAAGGGGTTTGATGTTTCGATGCTTAAGATGCAGCAGAGTCCTGCTGGAGGTGAAAGCCTCATTAGCCCCTCGACTGGGTACAGTTGCAAATGGAATACGCTCCAGGCCAAGCATTACACGACGTTCTCCGCCAGACGGGGATTGTGCAATACCTGCTCGATAGGCGGGGCTCTGACTCCCATCTTCAAAACTTACAGTAAGATGCCCCGTAGCATCGAGCAGATTAGGGCTGTTGAAATCGTTAGCCTCAGAATCCGGAGAAAACACATTGGTAGTGATACCACTGATATTATGAGCCGAATTGTACCCACACCAGATATCAGACCCACTCAAACTGTAGATCGCTGTAGTATTCGCAGGAGTCGTACACGAGAGCCTTTCGGTGACGTTATTATAGAGGATACACTTAGCCGCTGATGCTCCCGTCCCCCCGTCCATCAGAATTAGATTCCGAATGACTTCCACATCGATAAACGTAAGGTTCCGCACTACATACCGGGCTCCAGAAGATGCTCCACAGAATAGTCGGATCGGTACACTGCTAAGAGCTAACATCGAGATATCCCGAAAAATCGAAGACTCGATCAGAACATTCTGTCCAGCCCCAGACGCAGGAAGGATGTCTAGCACACGTCGAAATTTTCTTCCGGAGTGACCCAGAAATTTACACCTCCGAACCAGCGTAGGTGAATTACTATCACCAGTGTACAGAGAAATGGCTGCTTGCAGGGTACTACCCGCATTCATGTACCTCCAACTGAAAGTACAATCTATGAACTTGCAAGCTCTGGCTCCGGAACCAGCAGATTCTACCAACACGGAACTTCCACTACCGGTTAATTCGAAGGTCATATTCTCTAATGTGATATGATGACATGTCGACCCGAATGTGATCAACGTCGAGGTATTACTTACCTCCACCGTTTCCCCCACCTCCCCCCTAACCACAAGGTTATCGATACCCGAGAATGAAAGTGTTTCGGTGTAATGTCCTCCACGGACAATGATTTCATCACCAGAGGTGGCAGCCGAGATAGCCGCACTAATAGTTGTGTACTGACTGGGCACAAGCAGTTTCGCCATAGTTACCCTCCTGTTACCAGGGTCGCGTCACTAGGAATATGATACAGGTCTACCGTACCTCCAAGAGAGGTTTGGATCAATGGTTTGGTACAGAAGGTAACTACTTCATCAGTATCCAGAAATTCACGACATTCAATAAGTCTCTTAGGTCTCCAGGCCTGTTTTTCGTCCGGTACTGTGATTAGTTGCTCGAAGCGTCCGAGTTTGCCGGCTCCCTCCCCCCACACGATGTCGTCGATATAACTGCCCTCAGTGGCAATAAATTCGGGAGCGTCGAGCCAGAAAGAAACACTACGCCCCTTATTCCAGGCTCCGCGCCATAAGGCCCTCCACCGCTCCATTTCGTAGATCCTCTGGCTGCCGATAGGCCTCCTGTCCAATTGTACCGCTAGTTTACGTTGCCCTTGCATTTGTCCTTGGATAGAAAAGGATTTACCGGAGTGGGCTCGAACGGATACACCATCAACGATTTTGGATGCCCTGGTGTACTCTTTGATAGGAAACGTAGTGATCCAGGCGTTGTCCAACGTCAATTCTTCTCCCTCGAAATAGGACCCGTCCATAGGCAAAGGGCTGCCCTGACCCATCCCCACATCCCAAGGTAGATTACCTGCTCCGATGATTTCCATTCCATAGAAGCCACCAAGAGCAAGTGTGGGTATTCCGGTACTGGCCTTCGATACATGTAGATTGAATCGAGGGGTGACCGTATTGAATTGTTCCTCTACCCACAACCAAAACACAATCGCATTAGCCCACCACGACCCTTTTGTAATGGTAATCACGTCGAAGTTTGTGAAAGTCGGATCGTAGACAGTAAGCGAATAATTGTTATCCGCTAACACATCTCCCATGAAAACAGAAGACCATAGTGAAGGGATCATTATAGCCTCCCCTCTGCCCTGGCCTGTTGCACACCAGCCTGTACCGTAGCTCCAAGCTGCCCCTCGGACATGATCATCTCTCCGGAAATATAGACGTTAATTGGTGCCTGCTTGATCTCCGTCCGATTATTCTCAGTGGTGCTTTCCTTGGTGGCTTTAGAAGGCAACTTCACGGCCCCGCCCGCGACCATACCATACAGGATAGCCGCAGTACCATGTGCTGTCATTTTCGGTACATTGGGGTAAGCAGCCCAGGCGGCAGCGGCGTTCATCAACATCTCGAAAAACGCTCGGGTCTTCAGATCTTTAATGAACGCATTGGTAAAGCCTCGGATAGCCGGAAGCCCAGCCATGAGTAGTTCATACCCATCCGTTGTTTTCCCTAACGCTTCGGCAAATCCCGTAAGCCCAGTCTGTAATCCATCCAGGGCCGAAAGCCAGTCGGCCCCGATGAGATCTTTACCCCCCACAAAAGCATTTTGGATACCGGTAGCCGTATCCACTGCAACCTGCTGCATCTCTTTTAGCAGGTCAATATGCGTACGCATCTTGATGTTCAGGTCCGAAAACTTATCGACCTGCATCTTAAGAGCCGGATCAAGCGCTTGCCCAGCTTCAGTGTACTTCACAGTAAGAGCCGTCAAATTATTCAACGTCTCTTCGTTCTTCTGTAGGGCGTCCTGATACCCATCAATTCCAGAACCGATAGCCGGAAGAATAAGCCCAAATACCGTCAGATTCTCCTCTAGTTTAGTCACTTCCTTGGAGATCACTTGCCCCAATACGTCAAACTTGGAACGAATCTCCTTGCTAATCTCCTCAATAGTGACATCGGTGGCCCCGAAATACGCCCTGAAAATGCTCATTTGATCTACGGTATCTGGTCGAGTTTTTAAATCGTCTGGTTTATCCCCCCGATCAATACGCCCTCCCCCGCCGCCCTTGGGCATAGTGGCAAGGAAATTGCGATTATCAATAATCTGTTGCTTCAACTGCTCCAGTTTCTGTTGAGCCAACTCCACATCTTGTTGGGCAGCCGCAGCTTCTAGTGCTCCACCGGTAGCGAGCATTTCGTAATAGTGTCCGGTAGCCTCAGTGAGATAAGCCACGGCATTAGCATGATCCAACCGCAGTTGAATATACTCTTTCTCCAGCTCTGCACGCCCTCGATCATGGGCCAGACGCTCAGCTTCCGTTTTCTTGAGATCTTTACTCAACACCGACGTATCATTCAGAGCCTTCAGAAACTCCTTTTCCAGAGATACCATCGCTTCCTGCTGAGCGGCGCGCATATACAGCCCCTGGAGCAGATGTCCCTGTTGTTCAAGTTGCTCTTGCTGCACCTCCCCAGTACGCTCTTCCCATTTTGCTCGAAGTTGATCGTACGCCGCCTGTTCCTTACTGATCTCCTTTTTCAATTGCGCGAGGCTGAACTCGGCCTCCCCTACTTCGCCCGCCGTCCCAGCCATCATCTTCAGGCGCTCAAGACTAGTGTCTAACAGGTCAACATGTTGCTGAACAGCTCGATTAGCGATCTGCCATTGCAGAGTGCTCTCTCGCTGTGCCTGGATAGTCTTTTGCTTAGCAGCGCCAATATCTCGTTCTACGTTATCACTATCGGCGGCACGCGGTGCGACTGAAGTAAAAAACGTGAACAGTCCTGATTGCGCTTGACGCAATTTATCCAGCTCTGTAGTCATGCGACTAATCCAGGCAGCCTGATCAGCGGGATTAGCGAATAACTCGGCCGCTTGCTTTTTAAGACTATCCTGCTCTAATTTAAGCCTCTTCCATCCAGCCCAGATTTCCTCCAAGTTTCGCTTAGCTCTGTCATACCGATCTTGGCGAGTCTCTAAGTCTACCTTATCTTCTACAGAGACATCAGTGGCCCCCATCTTCAGCCAGTGATCAATGAGGTCCTGTTTGGCCTGTACCGCCTGGCGAAGTTGAGCAAGCGCTTCCATCTCGTTTCGAATTCCGGCGCGATTGCTTATTTCGGCGGCCATCTGGGCCATATTTGCACGATCTCGAAGTGTCTCCAACTGCTCCACAGTCATAGTAGCATAATCGAGAGCACTCGTGTTGTTGATATCGGCATTCCCAACGCCAAGAGCAGTTAGATACTTAGTCACGGTATTGTCATCAATTTCCGTATCCGCACCTAGTTTGGAGAACGGTAGATTATCACGCAACTCTTTGATACGAATGGCGATTTTATCGACAGTCATACCCATTCGTTCATCCGCCGTGGCCGTTAGATCCACGAAAAATCCAAGAATATCATTCTTGATACTCGTAAAGAAATCCGTAATTCGAGCCTGCGCTTGTTGTACTCGCGCCATATAACTTGCCGAAGGATCTACTTCCGCCGTTAACTCGATTCCCTGCCTAAGCACCTCATTCAAGGTAGCAGTTTTTTTCTCCTGCGCCGTTAACTGCGTGGTGGCTTTACCTACACTAGAAGCATATGCCTCATACGCATCCTTTAGCTTGATCTGAAGTCCCAGGTTATCGAGGATAGCCGGAGAAAGTCGAGACACACCGCGTGCAAGGCTATCTGCCAGGTACTTAGCATCCTGACCAGTTCGAATCGCTAGTTTCTGCACCACCTCCATGTTGCGCGCGAAATTGGACCCAGACATATCCAGACCAAACGACGACATTAATGCAGCCGACTTTAACAGCTCTAATTCCGCAATGGTGCCACGAGTAGCCTGCTGAGCCTCTTGCATTTTAGCGGAGAATCCTGTAATACTCTTACTGAGTACCACTTCTAGGTCATGTCCAGCAGCAGCATCGGTAAACGCCCTAAGCACATCCTCAATCTGATGTTGCAGAATGAAAAGCACCGTACTATGTCGAATGAAACCTTTTTCTAGGTTCACGACTGCATCCCACCAGCTATTAGTGGCAGCCTTGGCTTTCTTGGCATTGGTAGAGGCCTGCTCGGTAGCTTTATTGAAAGCAGCAAACTGCTGAATCACCCGTAGCAGTTCTTGACCATTCTGTTTCAATTCCCCATTTACCTGAGCGATGCTTCCCGCGAATGCGGTGATATGGGTATCAACCTTCTGCTGCTGGTCGATTAGGGATTCCAGTTTTTTCTCAAGACCCCCCAGGCTGGTATTCAACCCCGCCATGGCGGACGCCCATTTCTTTGACGCATCGGCAACTTTCTCCAATGACGGAGCAAGACCACTAAGCAGTCCGCCGAACGTATCTACTTTAGGATTGAGTGTAACCAGTACCGAATCAATGCCTAGCATTGCGGTATGGAGCACATCAAACTTAAGCCCTTTCGAGGCCCCAGAAACTTTACCGAAAGCCGTTGCAAGGCTCGTCATGAGTCCTTGCAACGCTCCAGCTTTCTGACCATCGAAAGCATCAAACTGAGCCCCAATAGCAGCCCACTCGGCCTTCACTTCTCGGACCTTCGCAAGATGAGCATCAATTTGTGCGTCGTTGATTTCTAAATCAAGACGAGCGGTTACTGCTCTACCCATCGTCGGCCTCCTGCTTTTTTTGTGTTCGACGCAGCGCCATACGCTGTTTACGATCCACAAGACTCTCAATGACATCGAGGGCATCACCTATCTTAGCAGGCATTGCGTTCGGTGCATAGAGAAAAGTTAAACGCCTATTCTCCGCCCAATTATATACTCTCATGTACTCGTACGCTTCTTGAATGCATTGACGAGGACACCCTTCTACTTCAATGACTTCATCGTCCACGGGTAGCGCGTGGGTAACACTTGCTGGCGAATCACAACCAAGTTTGCGTCTAACATACTTATCAAACTCTGGATCTTTGTTAGCCGCAACTCCACCGCAGGCTGCGCACTTGAGTTTCTCAAGCCACGGCCATTCGGTCTCCCAAACCGCCAGCGTTAGCGCTTTTTTTCCTTCTCCGTTAGCCGCGAAGCATTCAGAAGATAGTGAATCATATTGTCCACAAGGACGTTATCCCCTACCACATCGTCTAGGAGACCTTCGGGGCGCTTAGTCCCGATATCCCACTTAATCTCCGTGTACTCCAACTCCCCATCGTCCAGAACTTTCGTGACCATCTTGTGTTCAACACAGCCGATGAAGCACTCATCCAGAATCTCTTTGCGTACGACAATGTAGTCGCTTTCCAGATCATCTTCCATCTTTCTCTCAGTATCCGAGACTGGAGTGATAGTCTGATCGTCTTCCAGATCTTTAAGCTGCTGGATTCGTTTACCCATTAGGGTTCGAGTCTGAATCAGAATTCGCTGCATCTTCTGCACCTGTCGCGTGGTGAGCGGGCGCATGAAATAAAATGCAGGATCTTTGGCCGGATCAATTTCGAGCACTAGATGATTAGCCGTACGGATGTACTCGGAATATCGAGCCCCCAACGTATCTAGGTCCCCTCCGATCGCTTCGTCATCCAAAGCGATGAACTTGATTACAGTACCAAGTCCGGGGCGTGCTTTACGTGCCATATCTACCTCCAGTAAAAAAGAAGGCCGAGCTTCTCAGCCCGGCCTCGACACAGTACCTTACTTTTTAGAGTACGCCAAGCTGAAAAATGGTATTGACATGACTACCAGTATCAAACACATCAATCGACTTGACGAAATTGCTGGTGCTCAGTACCCCCGACTGTCCGTTGGCATTCACACCGGTGAACGTCCCGGAACCAGTACCGGTATAGGTAAGCACGAATGCCCCCTTATCCGTCTGTACCAGAAGTTTACCAGCCGACGGGAAGCCCGTAGACGCCGCCACATTTAGAGTACCGCTACCAGCGAAGGTGCTGATATCCACAGTATTGGATGCAACCGCTACCGTAGTGGAAACTCCCCCGCCATCCCCGTTCCAATCGCCGGCTCCAAGACGAATGGTCTGGCTCATGATGTCGTCCATCGTGCCTTCCGAGCCCGGGTCCTCCATTAGATGCGCCTGGGGTACGAAGCAGAACCACGCACCTTTACGCACAGCCGAGTTAGAGGTGCGCACGAAACCGGACTGGGGCTCCCAGTAAGCCACAGTCAGATTGCCGAAGGCCTCATTGCAGCATAGACCTACGTATCGCTGCCACTCATGATTGTACATACACTCGAAGCTCATTTCGAACTTACCGGACTGCGAAGCCAGTACCTCGCTGATACCCGAAGACGCGGTGAGGGACTTTCGCCGTACGTACCCGGCCTCCCATTTGATGGTCATAGACGAGACATCGAGATCTACCTTTCGGTCGGTAGAATCCATAACCCCGTCCGTATTCACATCCCACGTAAGCCAGAGTTTAGCTCCGTACGAGACCTTAGCGCACGGAATGTAATTCTCGATGTACGAAGGCTCGTCATCCATGGCCTTGGTGACGTACGCAAAAGAATTATGAAGGAACGTAATTTTCACCTGAGGAATCTCACCTACCTTGGTAGTGGACTCCCACATACGCGCACGACACCCCATCATCTTAACGGTGGCGCTAGAATTAGGGCGCATCAGGAGAATAGTAAAGCTCTCGCTAATCGCCTCCAGCCGGTTATCGTACGCACTCTGACAGGCATAGTACAACGGATCAGCGGCGGCTGGAGTGGCACTCAGACCCCAGTTTACCCCATCGTACACGGACTGTAGAATGCTAGAACCTCCAGCAACGGTCGGTCGGATGATTTCAAAAGCCGTTCCGGACCCAGGCCCATCGACCGCCACTACATGCCCGGCCTTCATAGTACCGGCAGTAGCCACAAACGTGTCAGCATCGGTAGCGGAAGCCACAGTGGTAGCCGCCCCACCCGCATCGGAGTTCTGATCTCCAACTAGAGTACCCGACGCCGTAGCCATCAAGCGTAGCCATACCGGGGGCTGAGTACGACCAGTATTACCGGTAGTCCCATAATCGGTAGTCGTACCGTTCAGATTGACGGTAATCGAAAACTCCCCGCTGTCTCCCGGAATGCCTGTTACCTTACACGGATCGTAATCATGCGTAGAGAAAACCTGCGGCACCTCCACGAGAGGCAATTTCGGCATTCCCGTCGGCTTTTCAGCAAGGCGTACGAACTGAGCTAGCACGGAGTTGGCCTGAAACTTATAAGTTTCACTTACACCATCTACGTAGGCCGCCGCCACAATACCCGGATCGGTACCGTAAACGGCCTCCGGCATAATCTTAAGTGCATAGAAATCAGCACGTTTCCCATTTCCCATTTGCCTTACCTCCTAACTAGGACGTGGTTTGAATTGCAACGGTGATTTGGAGAATGTACTGCTCCTCACCTAGTTTCACGACGTCCGAATTCACAATTGTGATTCTCTCAACACAGGTACCCGCACATGAGGGGTAATTATCTGGGTGTATTAACCAACGTTGTACAATCTTATCATCATCCCACATCACGACGTGTGTATCATCGTGATGATCACCGGCAAAAAACCCGATCTCGATCATAACATGATCGATCTGTCGTGTCTTCCCCCCAGTGATAAAGGCTTTATGATCTTTCGTGCCCAGATACTTTATCTTGGTGCAGCGATCAATCCCCCCTCCTGTTTTCTTTCGTAGATCTTCTCGCTGCGACCGCTGAAAGTAGGGAACATGGAAATCACTATCTGTAGGTGTTAAACCACCATCTCCGGTATCTGGGTCGCGGCAAATGCCTGCATACAGCCCTTCAATAACACAGGCGTAAGACATTAATCACCCCCCATATCTAATAGTCGATTACGTCGGAACCAAATCTGCTTTTTGGGGGAGGTCATCTCTTTCGTGGTAAGTTTTCCGTCACTGTTTTGATCTACGGTAATCTTGAGATTACCCATAAATCGGGCTCGGCTACGTCCCAGTTCCTCGATATACCTATCTCCTTGCCCGATATAGGATTCAGGGATAGAAAGCCCTTGAAACATGACCAGATTGTACACACACTGTAATACAGTGATGTCCCTTAGAATGGTGTTTTCATCCGGAATGATCAAATTGTATCGAATCCCGCTCACGTAGAGATCGCGGACAACATCATTCCAGGCCCTCGTTACCAACGCCTCTTTGTTTCTAATTTGAGACAGTTGATCATCGGCATCCGGTCGGAGATTAAGAACGTCGCTCCACGTAGCCGGTTGTTCAAGAATTTGTCTAACTACATCGTACACCTTCGTGTACGCAGTCCACACCCCATCAACCTTTACTTTCCAGACGGCCTTGATCTTTCCGGTATACTCGGCTGAAACACTGGACCAGTCGACATTGTATGATACCCGAATCCCGGTGAGTGTATCTCCCGCTTTGATTGGAGCATCAATCCCCTCGTCAAATCTCATTTCGGTGATATCACTGCCCGACGTGTCGTACTCCGATACACGTAGCCAGAACTTGCGTCCTCCTCGATTGAGAAGCAGTTTTCTTCCTTCCCCCGTCAAATCTCCTATGGTCCCGGCTGTATTAGTGGGAACTACCACTTTCCACGGAGCCTGCTTAACCGGCAGGGTTATGACCAGATCATCAATGACACATGGAGCATCGGTAATAGTCGTGAATGACGGATCGATTTCGCTGATAGACCGCTGATCTACCGTAGTAAGCGTGATAGTTGCTTCCGTCGGCTTCGCAGTCAGCCGTTCATCCAGAAATAGCATTCCGCCTTGCTGGAAGATTAGCGTATTATATGCCGACATAAGACCTCCAAAACAAGGAGGAGCACCCGAAGATGCTCCCCAACCTCCCCCTATTACGCTCCGGGGGTGCCTACAATACCTCGCCAATTATCCGCAATAACGGCGAGCTGCATCTTCACATGCCACACCCAGTCATCGGTACCCTGCTCGATGTACGCCGGCTTCAGTTCCGGTAGGCGAGCCCACACGGCGTTAAGCGGAGTATTGCGCGAATCCAGCAGGAAGGTGGCATCGTTATCCGAAATCATCGGATGAGCCATCGTCCGAATTCCATATCGGGACGTGATCGCCGAAATAGTATTCGGGCCACGCACCGACGTCGGGACCTGAGTGTACTCGCTCTTGGTGACACGCTCGGCATCACCCCACGAACCACCGCCCGTGATCAGAAGATCCGGATTGTAGGTACCGGTCGGGACACCGCTCTCGTTAGGGGTACGCGCCCCCAACTCGATAAGCGCCTCTAGGGTAGCCTCCGCGAGGTCAGCAGGAGTAGCAAGGATGTTGCTAGCGACCCCCAGCAAAGTATTGCCGAGCGGGTGATCATTCGCGAGCAACGCCTTACCGTCGTACTTGGTGGGGTACGAGCCGGAGAAGCCGCGATTGAACATGTTGAAGATCATTACACGCACCGTATGATTGAGAATCTCAACCATCAGGCGGGGCCACTGATCGATCTGGTGGCTACGACCGTAATCACGAAGCTCCTCGCTGGCTTTCATACCAAACTTAAAGATCTCGGTGGTTACAATCGTCTCCTTACCCTGGCTCGGAGCGTAGTACGTATACGTAGCCCCCTCGATACTGCGCGGAGCAGTAGCGAAACCAAGATAGTTCTCGCTTACACGATACCGATCGGTACCCTGAAGAAACGTCTGTCGCACTAGCGGCAGAGCCTTATCGAGCTGGGCGTCCCACTCCTCGAAGAAGTACGCGCGATATCGCTCGTCTACGTCGCGGAGAAACGCCTCAATAGTACCTTTAGCCATGTTATGCCTCCTACCTTAGTTAGCCAGCAAGTGCAGAGCAAACTTGCACCGCAGCCTGTTCTTGGACTGCCACCCGGGAGTCCAGTCACCCGCTAGAGCAGACCCACCATAGGTCGAACCATCGCGGAGAGGATCCTCGAAACTGGCAATCGCGAGGCCCTTCAGTACATTAGTGCTCGTAGCATCGAGATTGGCGTAGAAAACGCTAGACGATACGACAAGATCAAAAGCCTTTCCGACCACGTTAGTCTGCGTGACCTGCGCAACGTTATCGGCCGCGATGTCGAATTCGACCTGGGGATCGTCATATACGAGCACCTCATCGTCCGCAGCCGCCGAAGCCATCTTACGCGCCGCAATACCAAGAAAACTCGTGGTAGTTGCGTCCGCCAGGACAACCCGCCCTGCACTATCCTTGGTAACCGGCTGGCCGATCTCACAGGTGAGACCCGCCGCAGCCGGATAACGGTTGATACGGTCCGCGCCGTTTACAACATTGAGATCAGCCATTTCCTTACCTCCCCTCTATTTTACTCGGGACCCATTACCCGAGACTTAGTGTCCGCAGCCACAGTCAGAGTCTGCGTCTGAGTCTTATCACTCATGAATTTAGCACCCTCTCGAAGGTCCGGCGCCATCTGCTCCGCATGCTCACCAGGCGCCTTGGACTTGTCGAGATCCTGCGCATGCTTTAGATGCCACTGCTGAGCCTCTTCCGCGTGTTCCGCCGATCGAAGCATGAGCACCATGCCAGCCATTTCGATAGAAGGCAGTCGAGCATCCCACTCCTGAGGGAAATCGTAGCCTTCAGCCATCATCTGCTTAATTCGATCGTCCGTCTTCATGACCAGGCGAGGCTTAAGTTGTCCACCCGCCGAGAAATCATGAGCGCCGTAACGACGCAGATCAAATCGGCTAGCCTTACCATCCAGAATTACCGGTTTAGCCGAGCGCGACTTGATGCGCTTGGCTACGGATTCTGCAATAGAAATCTCTTTGGTCTCAGTCTTGGTTTTTTCGGTATCAGCCATGTGAATTCTCCTTATTAGCGCTTGCTGCTAGCCGCACGTTCGCGTTCCAGCGACTTGATCAACTTCTTCTGCTTCTCTTCGTCCCCAGGATACCGCTGACGAGCCCAGGCTTTATCTTTATCGGCTTGTTCATCCGACGATACCTTGATGGGCCGCGACCCACCAGTTGCAGGGCCGGGAGGAGCCGCCTTACGTTCCGTACGCACCTCAGAATCCTCTTCAGAGTCCAGGCTACGGAACACGCCGACGTTCTTAGGATCCGTGCGTACTCGCTTCGCAAACACCTCGAAATCCTCTTTCTCCGGATCAAAACGCTTCAGAAGCGCTTCACCGAAATCAGGGTTTCGCAAACCATGCTCAGCAACGAGAGTGTTCACCAGTCGCTGAGTCTCCAACGACTTCTCCAACTGTTTCACACGCTGATCCGCCTCGACCTTAGCCTTACGAATCTCTTCCTGCTCCTGCTTCAAGCGCTCTTCCGCACTTAACTTGCTCTTCTCCTGCTCTTTCTTGAAAGTCTCATACTCGGAAGCGGTCTTCTGGAGAGTCTTGATAACTTCCTTCATCCGCTCAAGTTCGCGCTGCGACTTATCATCACCGCCGCTCTTGTCTTCCTTTTTGTCGTTTTCAATGACCTCTTCGCTCGGCTTATTTTCCACAGACATCGTGTTCTCCTCAATTTTACTCTAGGGTTGGTAACCCGGCTAGAGACCGGGAATTGAAGAGCCCGGGAACCCGAGCGTCCTCACTACTGTAACCGAGCAGTTGCTCGGTGTCAAGAAAAACTGTTAAGCACCATAAATTTTCTCAACCAAGTTGTCAAGGAGTAGTTGTGCAGCCACATCTAACTCCTTATCACTGGCTGAAAACATCTCTGGTCTCCCTCTATTCTCAGCCTCGTCAGCGGCCAGATTGTTAGGTCCTGAGCTGAACCCAATACTAATTACAGAATTAGGTACGGGATTCGTTCCTCCATGGCCCCAGTCCTTCCAGGCTGCTCCTGTGTTAGAAAAAACGAAGAGATCGGAGACCAATCCTAATTCTTTTCGATACTGTTTGTAACCTCCCCCGTGAAACGTCTCCCAGCCACGAGCCGGTGTTCTTCGTCTCTTAATTCCCGGATTAGGTGGCACTCCGTCCTGATGCATCACAATAGGATGTTCGGAATACCCCTTCAGTACCCCGTCAGGTCCTTGGCCGTATCGTGACACACGTATACGGATACCATCCCTCACTGCATCGGCGATTACGGTTAGGTACTGCTTACGAACCATAACCGCAGACGGGATGTTCCAGTTGAGGCTTAATCCCATCGAATCCCCCGCTTTTTGGCGGTTTCCTGCGTGATTGGTGTGAATTGATGTCGACAACCATAACCCCCACACAACGTTTTTACATTGGGGGGTACATAGACATGTAACGATGGATGATTGTTGAGATTATCCACCTCACTATCCGTGTAGGCCTTTCGCTCCGCAAGAACATCCGCACAGAATTCACGGTTTCGCTTATCCTGGGGGCCGTCGTAAAACCAACGCCGATTGGGTACCTGAGCGCCCGCCATCTCCATAAACAAACGATCGAACATGGACATGATGGTGTCCAAATCTTTTGTCACAAATTCTGTTATGGCTCTCTCTACGGCTTGCTCCACCGCAGTGATGACATCTTCATCAGAGATACTTCCGACTTTGGCCTCAGATACTCTCGCCCTAATCTCGGCCGCTAGCACATCTATACGCGCATCGGCTCTTTCTACCAGTCCATCCGTACGGACAGTGCGTACAGCATTCATTTGCTTCTGCAATACGACAAGCCTCTCTTTCAGAGGTAGCCCCTCCACCAGATCGTCAAGAATGGAATGCATGATCCACGCCCACCATCTCAAATCGTTATCGTCAATGTTATTAGGGCGGGTTTGGCTTAACACCTCCCCCACCATCAAATCTACACGACTTCGATGTTCGTCGATGTACTGATCTGCGATATCAGCAAGTTCGGTGTACATATCCATAATTACACCTTGATACTCTTATTGCCAGACGCGGCCGTGGTATTATCCCCCGTCTTGTTATCTGGTCTATCCAAATTCATGGGCGGATTCCCAGACTGCCCAGTCCGTGGGGTTTTCATACTCATCATGGTACGGCTTTCTTTCGTGTTCCGATCGCGATTTGCGTCCACGATTTCCTGGGCTCGGTCTTTTGGAATCTGTCGTTGCGCCGCGACAATATCAGCTCGATCAACCACATCCATATCGAGCAGAATCTTTTGTGTGGCTGCATCGGCCATAGGATCCACATTAGGAGCAAGCTCCCCGAACTGCACCAGAATGGTAACTTTTTCCTCTCGGGAAATTAAAGGAGAATCGAAGCGCGGAATAGGCGTAAGAGGCACGTTTTCGTTATGGTAATTCCAGATGATCGCCACAAGCCAATAGGACTCTCTCTCATAAGGGATCCATTTGGGATATTCAACAGTACGCTTCTCAGCGAGAGCAACACGTCCTTGTGCCCTAGAGATACCGGACTGTACTTTCGTTTCAGGATCAACAAGCTCCGGGTCGATCTGATGTAGACGAGCTGTCGTTCGCATACCCTTAATGACCGCCCCCTGTGCCTCAGAGATAGGGGCAGCCGGGTGCGCGAATTCTAACTTAGCTTGCGGGTCACGGAAATGCATCGGAGCTGCTACCGAGTACGCCTGGTCAGCGACCTCTTCCGGCTCTACACCGGAAAATACCGGGATAGCGAATCCCTGAAACTCCTGCGTGTGTGTGACTCCAGTCATACCACGATCAAATACCTGATTCTGCTGCACCAGGGCATCCGACCCCTGCTCATGGATATGCCCACTGAGCTTGGAATGAGTATACATGATGGGCTTTACCGGAATCTGCTCCCCGGAAAGTTCATCCCGAGTCCAGTAGGGGTTCTCGTTCACTCCCGTCTCTGTGAGATCCAGATTCTTGAAAGGGACACACTCCACCGTTTCATACCACCAATACCTACCCCACCAACACTGCCAGATGACATCGGTGTCTGGGGTTTGTTTGGTCATCCAGTTGAGATCTTGGCGCACGGCCACAAAACAATTAGGATGCTGTAGATCGTCTGCGGCGGACTTATCGGGGATAACGTACACGTCTTGCGGTTGAAGATTGTGCTTCTTGATACGCTTATAGCGCTCATCATAGGAAATTTGTTGAAAAGCCGTAGCAAATAGTCCAGTCCATTTACATAGCTGATCCGCAAAAATATCATGAGAACACGCGCTATAGATATCATTAAGCCTCTCAGTATCCGCCTCCTGCACCTCTTTTCCTTTCAACACCTCACGCATTTTTGGATGTACCGCGTACACGACACCGGTGTTATCGACTACCACCTGGGTGAAATTAGTCACCATCGGTTTCACGATGGTATTCTCCGTGGCATCCGGAAGCATGTACCGGATATCATCCCAACCGCTACCAGAGTGCGCAGCCTTCCAGTCACGCGGGCGAATATAGTTCTTGCCTCGTAAGATTGCGGCGTTCTGCACCACCTGATTTACCGAGTAATACTCAAAACGTCGGTTCATCTCGGCGGCATACTGTCCCGTAAGCCAATCGGTGTACGACTCGTGCTTGGCACGATGCTCCGATAGACCCTCTAGTTCAGGATACTCTACGGTATCGTACCGAACACCCTTCTTGGGTAAAACTCGTTTGAATACGTCCAGAATACCCATATTAATCCTCCTCATCCTGAAAGCGTCGTGTTTTTTTCACATTACGTGCTGAATCCCCGAACCGAACACGCCTGTAGGTTTCATACTCATTTGTCATCAGCACATAGTGCATAGCGTCGATGCTGTGCTTCCACTCGTTTTTGGTCTCAGAGGTGATTTCATCAATAAAGTGAGACTCTAAATTCTTCTGCTCTTTGAACGCGAAATTCCGCAACGAGTTGATGACTCCCCTGGTGCGTCGGGACCTGGGCATCAGGGCTTTGTTGATAAACAGTTTACGCTCTTTGAGTAGTAGCGCAATAACATCCAGACGAGTTAGGAGAGCCCCGGTGTTGGGAATTAGCCTGGTCTTAGGTCGAATACCCATTACACGCTTAATGATATCCGCGACGCTTTCTTTGCTCAGGGAATTAGAGTGTCGTTTGTGGGAATCCTTTGGATCGGACGAAAAAGACTGAATATTCCCAAGTCGAAAACCTCGATCTTGGCAGTCTTTCAGCACTTCCTCTAGTTGCATGCCTTCGATAACGATTTCGTCGTAGAGCATCCAGGCATTGTGCTTGGGTGATTTCCGCATTGCGACCAGTGAGCCAGTCGCCCACCCAGGATCTAGTCCAATGTGCCACTTTAGATGCGGATATTTACGAGGGTCCATATCCATATCAACGACATGCGTCGATTCATCGAACACGGTAGAGAATCGTTGCCCTCCAACGCCCTTTACCCACTTTCCGAACACTTGCATGTCCACCATTGCAGACGAAGCATGTGATGCGTCTTCGAAAAACTCCGGCTCCAACAGAGGATTATTAAGGGCACTACCCGTAAACGCGGCGACATCAGGACGAGGGAGATCGGTATTCGGGTCGAAAAAAACCTCGTAGAGAAAGTGGGATTTCTCGGGGGTGCCACATACGACTACGTGGCTTTCAATGGCTCTAGGATCACGTACGCGTTGGTTTGCACGAGTCCAGATACCGCTGCTTTGGAGGAACGTCCCTTCGTCGATATACATGCCCCCAACGTCAGCGGCGATGGCGCTCTCCTCATCATGGAGACCATAGAAGCTGTACACTAGACCATTCCCCATCTCCTGTCGTCTTTCGTCCTTGCTATCGAACCATCCGTTCCTATTCTTACCAGTAGGGGCATGAAGTGGTCGCCCAATATGAGACTCGATAGAGCTTAACATACCTCTAAAGGCGGGAGCAAGACGATTGGTGATGTACCGACTATGCGGAGCGGCCATAACAAATCGCAGGGGATTTCCTTTCCAATCCGATGCTAACTCCCCCTCCCACCAGCCATCCTGCTTCACCCCATCCATGATGGCACGGACAGATAAGATCTTGCTCTTCCCGAATCCTGCCCCGGTGAATAGGCCAATTCGCCGAGCCGTGGCTTCTAGGAAGGCGGCCTGCTCTTCCCACACCATGAACTCTGCGTACTCTTCACCAAAATCGAATACAGGGATATTGTCTTCCATTATTCGACAACCTCCTCTGAATATTCGATGTTGTGTTGTTCGGCCAGTTTCTTAGCTTCATCGAAGCGTCGAAGTTTCTTGAGAGCCGCGATCTTACGCTCGGGAGCAGTGTGACGTACATCGAAGGTTACATTAGCCCGAACGGGAACATCGCTCGCTTTGTCTTTATGCTTCTTCTGCATATCGAGACGCATCTGGCGCGCCTTGACTACCTCTTTGTTAGCCCGGATAGCCACATCGAAACGAAGTGAAATTTCTTTTTCCTCGATACCAACCGCCTCTTTTTCGGGTGGCTCGATAGTATTCCCCATCTCCACAATCTCACCCTTCGAGTACCGTTCCTGTGCCATTCCCTCGATGGCTCTCTGGGTGGCGAAACGCGCAAGGATTTCTAGCCTTTCAACCGGCTCGGAAAAATCTCCAAGAGTTTCACGATCCACACGTAGAACTTCGCGCATGGATTGCGGTAATTCATCGTGCCATTTGGGTTGCAACATAAAAAGCCTCCGTAAAGCCTCTTGACTGTACTACAACAAGTAGTCTATAGTCAAGTTACTTTAACGGAGGCTTAAATGAAAATTGCTGAAAAGAACAGGACGCGCCCTCAGAGGCCTTTTATCCCCGGTAGAACTCCGCTGGTTACAAACTGGTTACATGTAACCAAAGTAACCGGGAAGTATTTTCCGGTCATCCCCTCCCTCATCTCATCAGCCATTGCTACGTTTTTGTTACGTTTAGGTGCTGGGGAATTCCGTATCCCTCGACGAAGGGTTGGTATATTCAACCTTTTGGTCCCCAATGGGCAGATATCGGCGAATGAACGTCTCTCGGGAGTCATCCTTAAGCGAGACGCAACCGTACGGCCTGCTCGTAGATCATCTTGGGAATTAGACCTCTGTGCCCCTCCAGCCACTCTAGGTCCCATGGGCCCTCCCACTCCGATGGCGCGTTCCGAGAATAAGGGCATGCCCGAGTTACCGGAATTTCGCCTCGGAAGATAACGTCGCCCTTCCTCTCTCCATCGACCTTGTGCCCGTAAATCATATCCAAAGAGGCAGCAGGGTACGCCTTTTTATCATGGAAGGCCTGTGCTACGATCATCAGAGCGTCATCTGGTGATAAAGCCTCCCCTCCCATCGGGTAGAGAACCAGGGGGCTGTTGGGTGACTTCCAATCAAGAAGGAACTCCTCCGAGTCTACGCTCATAGATCGCCCACTCGGGGCATAGAAACCACCGCTTAGCCCGAACCAATTTGAGGCTACTCCTCGGAGCGGGCCATCAACGGGCAGGGGTAGTAGATAGTTTTCGACCCAAAGCCATAACCTAGAAGCCCCAGGCGCGCCATCCCACTGGAAGATATCCATGCTTGGCGTTTCAAGCGACCCGGTGTAGGCAATTAGAATTAACGCCCATGCAAAGTCCCAGCGCTGTCTCAGCATATAGGCATCTACCCATTGTTCCAGCAGCGACATTTCTATCGTTTCCGGAATACGGCATTGGGCGGAAAACCGCCCAATATCAAGAGCCAGCGATGGAGAGAGAACTCCTCGCGTATCCATATCACGGAGCAACGGGACGTAGTGCGTAAACGGGTTACGCACAAACGCTTTTAGTTGGTCTAGGACTCCATGACTAATAGAACGTCTTCCAAGGGCAAACATCGGATACCTCCACCAAATTCGATATACTCCGTGGCCCCAGCCGGAGCATGTGATGGGAACATAATACGATCCCCCACTTGAAGTCCATCAGAATCCGTATCGCGCGGGAGTTCGATAACCCTTCCAATAGTGCCCAGACCGTCGTTTACAAGTTGCTGTAACCCGTCATATACAACAAGATTGTCTTTCCTCTGGGCTACCGCTTCCTTCTGTACCATTACCCAGCCAGGAGCCGGTCGCATATCGAACCCTTCAGTCTCCTCAAGGGGCTTTCCGATTGCACAAATCTCGTCATAGCGCAGAGCTAGAAACCGACTATCCCTATCCTGCTCAGTACCGGACACTGCCCTAGCTGCCAGCACTGTCCCCACCTCAATTTTCTGAGCATCCCAGGTAGTCCGGAAATTACGATTGATGGGCTTACCGGGGTCCTTGCCATTCCACGACCCCCCAGTGCTCAAACATCGGAAACGCCAGCCATTGGGGTTATCCCCGACCCGCCTAACCACATAACGCACAGCGTTTACGTAGTCCTGTTCTGATGTCTTATTAGACACCATCACCAATCCCCCAGGCGTTACTCCTTTACTATTCACCCAGCCAAAGCCTTCAACGAAGACTTTGTCGGTGTCAACGTATTTCTCACAGATGACGTATCCGGGCATCGGCTTCACGGCATCGTCTTGAAAGATTTGGTCAAGGAGACGTGCGTCGTACATTAGTTCCTCACATGACAGTTATCGAAGAGATCACAGCAGACTAGACCGTTTCGCTGCACTGAAACGAATTTTCGGCAGACGTAGTCTCTACCTCCGAACGCGTACCCCTGCACAATCGGGTTTACAAGACCCTGACTAAGCAACAGGCTGTGCATATCGGTGGTTCGACCACAACGCCGGACGCCCAGCGAAGCTCCGGTAATGAAGATACAGAAAATAACAGCGTGCCAGATACTTCGCTTCCTCATGATTAGCTCCATTTTGGTGGGAAGGGCGGGGATCGAACCCGCGACCATCGGATTAAAAGTCCGGTGCTCTACCTACTGAGCTACCTACCCATGTATAGGCCTGGACGGGCTCGAACCGTCGACTTACCGCGTGTAGGGCGGTCACTCTACCACTGAGTTACAGGCCTAGATAGCGGGATTGCTCCCGCTTCTGCATTACGCGAGATCGGAAACGTCGACGATCTGTTTGCCCTCGACCTTCCACGTAGCCTGCGTCGGCTTGAACGCATAATTGCCCTCGCCGCGCACCTTCGAGAAGAACTTGTGTCCGTCCTTCGTCTTGAAGATAATACCGTCCAGCTTCTTCGCGGCGTCGCGAACCGCCTGCCGATAGTTCTTCTCAGCCGCGACAAAAGCCTCCTGCGCCGCAGCGATAGCCTCCTTGGCCTTCAGATAGGAGACAATCGTATCACGCGCATCAGCATCAGTAACCTTAGTATCCGCCATAGTAACCTCCGTTGGTTTGTTGGGTAGTCGGTGATTTCCGACTTACCCGAGGACTATAATCTCAAACTCTGTCAGGGTCAAGTGGTTTTTTACGGGCGGATCTCCCAGCAGGCGGAGTCGTCGAACATCGCCTCCACCAGCGTAACCATGTTGGAGAGGCTCCAGAGTGGAGAGTCGCCCGCGAAGCTAACACCGTTCCGACAGATGGTCTTGCCTCCCTGAAACGCCTTGAGCGCGTCCTCGCGCTTGACTAACACTGGCACTAGACGCCAGCGAGTGTGAGCATGATAGGAAGCCACGAGGATTGTCTTGTTCGGCACCATCCTCCACCCCCTCTCCGATTCACATACGCGCCCTTCAAGTACATGCTGCACAGCCTCACCTGTAGATAGTGGGTATCTCATCGCCTACTCTCACCGATAATCTTATGGAGGACGGTTTGCTTTAACCCCTCGAAAGCCTCATGTGTACGCGGTTTCCCATTAAGGCACGGCACATCGAAGGCGGTATCATACACTGGAATGCCCTTAGCGATGGCTTCCTTAACTTCACCAATCGCCCCACCGCTTCGTTCCCAACCGGGACAGAGAACGACGGCATCGCAGCGACGCAACAATTCCTTGGTCGCCTCGATCCACCACTCGTACGGTTGATCGACCAACTTCTCGAACTCGGCGGTGTTGTTGTGTGGGATCACGGGATACCACCCCAACAAAATCATCTGCTGCCCTACCTTGACGGCAGAAGCAATGTTCAACTTAGTTTGTTCCGGTGTAGTTCCAGTATAGGGTCCGGCTACATAGATTAGGCGCATTTTACATCCTCCTTAAATTACCACCAATGACGGATAATAACGGATTCATGTTGTACGGCCCCTTTAGCGATGAGCCAGTCATCGACTACCTTGACACCAGAAATAGTATCTTCAGGTGTGCTGGCTTGCACAGACCACGATACATAAACGTCATTACTCATGACATCAGCCACCTTAAAAAAGAGTCTTCGTACCTTATCGGGCATTTCTTGACAATCAAATACCTTCTTATTCTCGTACATCAAATGTTCTCCTGAGTTCATAGGTACACCTTGTTGTGTGTTTTAAGTCGAACAGCGCCTTGAAATGTTCGAACCTCTACGTTGGTTTTATGTAACGTTCCCTCCCTAGCGCTGTGATAATAGTCCACAGGAATGTCACCAACACGCTCACTGATAGCATCCCCATAGTGAAGCAACAAGGCATAGACTCCCTTGTATACTCGGGGTTCGATGGTTGTTAGAATCTTTTTCTCCGGGTCATCACAGTAGAGACTAGAAAGTACCTTAACCTCGGAGTCCGTAATCCCAGGAGCCGTTGACAGCATAACGCCAGGACGTCCCTTGATAGCCGGAAAGTGTCGATTGATGTTCTTGGGATTCCAAAGTTGTGTCGTCGGCTGAAGTATACAGTCCTTGTCAGGATTGCTTAGGTACCATCGTAGAAACCCGCTGAAGACGGCTCGTGGCATGTCAAGGCCCACACGACGCATCCGATTGTACAGGGCGAGATGTGAAAGAAACTCACTGGCGTAGGGACGCCAATTCATACGCACCTGCCCCTTATACTCCATTTGGTCTTTGAAGACATCGAATGCTTTCAGATTACCACGGCGGTCTAGGACAAACCGGGTATCGAGCCGTACCTTCTCGGTACCCGGTGTAGTTACAATCCACATTATTCATAGTCCTTGAATTCCTCGCAGGCTTTCCGAATCTTCTCTGAAACGCCATCCTCTCCCATGAGAGACCTCACAGAGCGCCAGCCAAGGAAATTATTGTGCTTGCCTGCTGTAGCGACGGCCGGATGTTCCAGTGGTGAAGCGTGCGGAGGGTTAGCAAATGCCAACGTCATGAACAACTCAATATCCGCCGCGCGGTCACGCACCCCATCGTGATTCAGATACGAGACCCGAGCACACCGAGCTGTCGACAAAGCCCAAAGTTGCTCGATATTGAACTTTACCAGTTCCTCTTCCGTAATGAACGGAAGATGGAGACTCGTCGCCCTGGGCCGATTAACAGCGAGTTTCTGTTGCATCTGTCCGGCCAACTTCTGGAACGAGGGTTCAGCCGCTGGATGTACTCGCAGATTGAAGAACGGCTCCCACTGCTCATACGTGGCGGTTACAAGGGTTACAATCGTCCCGAACGGCTCCAGCAGCCGGTTAACCCACTGCTTATGCACGTTCAATTTTCGTAACTCTTGCGCCGCCTCGATGGCATTTGCTCGGGCTTTCAGCCAAATCTGCATGGCCTCTTCCCCGTACTCCTGCGGAATAGGCTCCCCAGCCTGCATCCCCTTCTTGTTTGTTCCGAAGTCTTCTGGCTCAGGAACCACTGGGTGCTCCATCAACCTCTTGATGTATCGCTCGACCGGGATGGCGCGCGAGGACTGAGCGTTTCGCGAGAACATACGATGAGTCATCAACTCCGCATGAATATACCGTGGGTACTCCAACGCGAAGGTGGTGATACGGTCGTTTATGTCACTACGTGAGTCGGCGATGATTTTGACGTCAATGAAGATACTCATCGCGGCACCGGTCCGGAAGGAGGCTTAGAAGGAAGGATATCATCAAGCATAGCCTTGAGAGCCACAACAGACATCTTGACTTCCTCACCTCCGTTTTGTGTTGGAACTAGACGAATATCGTCCCCATCAACGTGTACTCGCATGACGTGGTCTACCCACTCTTTCGACGTGTACCCTCTAAATTTGATTGTAAGGGTTCGCACAACAATTCGTTCGTACATCACTTCACCTCCCACAGTTTGAAGAGTTTCTCCAGTCGTTCTTTACGAATCTGCACACCAAGACCTCCTCCCAACTTGGATGGCTGGGCAATGATCTCGGAAGGTTCCCGTGAATCCTCCAAGGACTGAAGCCCATCATCCAATGCCTGGAGCAGTTGAGTATTCACATCCTCCGCTGCTGGATAGAAAGGAGCATCAAAATCCAGATCAGGGAAATAGATTACGTTGCTACCACGAATCTCAGCCGGGTACGCCACGGTCTGCGTCTGATCATCATCCGATGGAACGATACTTCCATAGTCGAAATGTTCACAGAGATCCTTAAACTCCTCGGTACCTGCCAAGAACTGATAGTCGTTGCCGTACTTTACGGTCAGCCCGTCTAGGGCTTTGCCTGGAGCAAAATGAATGAAATGTTTGAGCTTGAGCATGTTCACGTTCCTTCGATATGAGCCACTGCGTGACAATTAGGGCATAGAAGTTCACAGTTACTGACTTCGGCCATGAGCCTGTCTTTAGATAGGCGCCATTCTCGTTCCGTCAAGTCCCCTGCGTCAGAATGGAACTCTAGTGTCTGCGGGTACTTGTTCCACCCGCAACGGACGCACTGGTTACCACTCAGTTGAATGATTTCTGTCTTTAACTTTTCGCGCCTCACCTTCACGCGCTCGTTATGACACTTTGGGCAGTGAGGGCGTGGCGTTTTCCCCCACTGTTTCAACTCCATCTCGACGTCTGGATGGACAGGACATGCTCTAGTAGCGTCAGACATAGCGAGCCTTCACGTATGTTCCTCGGGTCGTCACCTTGACGGGGACCACCGCCATCTCTTCCTTTTTACGGTCAGGCTGCTTGGTAATTAAGAACTCCTCGCCCCACTCACCGTCGCCCAGATAGGTCCGCCTAAGTTCACATTTACCCCTAAGCCATTGTCCTAATGCCCGCCGCGCCTCGGTCTCGGTCATGAACAATCGGGGAACGCCTTCATCCCCTACTCCCACTCGGGTGAACCCATAGCCACCTTCGATAGGTAGAACGAGTGGGGTATCCGTAGGTGTATGAATGATCATGTAATAAATACGTTCCATATTACCCCTCCGGAATGTGTGGGTTCTCGTCAATCTTCCATGCCATGAGATACCAACGAAATCCTAGTAACCACCGCCAGCGACGATGAAAAGTGTGGGGGCCATCCCAGCGACATAGCCGTGCCTCTTGTTGAAACGCTACTTCGAGCGCAATAGCAAGAAGTACAGGATGTGCTGATGGGTTATCCCTTAGAAGTCTCATCATACGTATGCTCCTCATAATATCCACGTCTCTCATCGCCCCCACTCCAGTGCAAGTGCCGCGGTGTACATGTCCCAGGCCCTAATCTCTGCTTCTCTTTCTTCGAACGAGGAAAGCTCACCGAGATTGTGAAACTGGACTTGTTCATCAGGGTCTTCCACAAGGGCGTCGAAAAAGATTTGTCCGGCGCGCTCAGCGATACGTTCCTCAGAGGCTTCCCCTTCGGGTGTTTCGTACAACTGCTCTGTCACACCCCGGTTATGTCCAACCACGTGGGCTAGTTCATGACACAGTGCCCGCGCCCACATATGAATGTCAGTTCGAGGGTCCATCATGATGATGACACGGCGCGAGTGGTCCCAAAGTGTGAGACCTGCTAGAAGCCGCGCCTTCAACGGGCGAGGGCGAATATACCAGCCAAGCTCGCGAGCTAGTTTCGGGGCAAGTTCTAGGAGAGTTTCAATACTAATCACGAGTGCTTCCTCTTCAACTACTTCATGGGTAGTTCGGTGTATTCACCGAGCCTGGTAGCCATAAATAGCGGATATGTTACCTCACCGCAACTCTTTTTGCCGTTCTTCCGAATCTTCAGGTTCTTTGGGCTTAGTGGGAGATACCCACCATCGAATAGGCCGGCCATCACTGTCGGTGATTCGTGACTTCATGTTCTCTCCGTGTGTCTTTCTTAGGAGCCGGTTGTCGACTACGCTCCTCGTTGAGCAGCAGCATGAATTTACGCAACTTGTCCCATTCCGACTGTCCAACTCTAGGAGGGTATCGTTTCCATACCATAAAGCTCTCCAGAATTACCTACTGGTAAGTTTCTTTAGCCGTCCCCGCGCCTGTCGGAGTTGCTTGGCCCATTTTGTTCGAACGGAGAACCAGTAGTCGTAATGCCTGTATGAGAAAATGTGGGTGGACGGGCCAGCTCGGAGAGCATGTACAAGTTCCGAGATCTCTTGTCGGAGACGCCCCTCAACGTCAATACGAGGCTCACCGTAATCTTCATCCGATAGATCATGCATGTTACTTATCCTGTCGGAGTTGCTTGGTCCACTGCCACGCGTCATAGAACCAGTAATCTTTCAGTGGGCGGCTGTCTTCCTGTTTAGGGGTATAGACATAGGTTACGAATTCCATATTACTTCTCCATCAGGTTCTGTTTAAGAGATTCTACCCCAGCTACCAACTGAGCCCAACATCCGGGTTCCGAAAAAGACTCCCATCCGATATGGATCGTGTTGTTAGCATTCACTACCACGATACCGAAACCTTTTGCTCCTTTCCCCAAGCTCTCAATCAGATGTAGAAGATACCCTATAGCCCGCTCGCGTTGAATCTCTTCAGGAGTAAGGGACATAGATCACCACCTGATCTCAAGATTCGGGCGGTCAAACACGAACGTGTACCCCAACTCTTCCAGATGCTTCAGAAGCCCATCAGGGGGAGAAGGCATGTCAAATTGACAACGGGTGGCTCCTCGCTCACACGACTTCTTGACGACTTCGTCAATGGTGGCGAGCGTTTTGGCGAGGGAACTACGAACCTTTGCTTCTTTTGCTGAAATCATGACTGCTCCCCCCGCGTTGCAGTCTTCTTGGAAGGGACGGCAACTTCAACTTCCTTCTTAGTACAGGTGCTCATCTAGGACCTCCTCGTCCGGTATGTCGTGGCACAGTGGGTCATAACTTACGATAACTAGGAGCACTAGGAGTGATATGAATTCCACCACAGGGGTCCTCCCAATAGGTATGAGCGACGGGGTTTTCGAGATCGGGAAATGGTGAGTTTCCACAAAAACCTTTGCCCAAGAGATCGTAGATGGGGTCAGTGTGTTTACGGACGGACTTGGAGACGTCCAGCGTAGAAAGATTACCGATAACGGTTCGGATCGAGTACGCCTCCTCTTCACTCAAAGTGAGAGAAATAACAATCGACATCCGACTAGTTGAAGTAGCCATTATCGGGGGCTCCATCCCTCACGCACCGGAGCCGTACCACCGACGTAAGGAGAAGCAGTAGTAGGCACCCCTGCATCGTCCAGGGCCTTCACGATCGGGTCCGTGAACTTCTTGACCGTGCCCTCGACCGGGCCCGACAGATAGAAGAGACAGGCCTTGAGAGCCTTGGCCTCATCCATAGAGAGATCCAACACGTACACGGTCTGCTTGACGGTCTGAACGACCTCGACTTCCTTGGTATTCTTGACGACAGTTGCCATGATATATCTCCTTGGTTAGTGCCGGGGAAGGGACTCGAACCCTCACGCCCTCATGAGCCGGGGATTCTAAGTCCCCTGCGTCTACCATTTCGCCACCCCGGCGACCTGAGGGGACAATAAACACATCACGCGGTGACGTCAAGATGTAACTTTTGTAACCAGCCCACCCCTCCACGTCACCCCGACCCTCCAGATATGACTAGTCATAGTTCACGTCACCGGGTGCTCTCCGGCCAGAATTGAACGCCGGCGTTTAATTCGGGGGTAGTCATAGTTCACGTCACCGGGTGTATATTGAACGCCGGCGTTTAATTC